AGCCGAGCTACCATCACCCGCTGGCGCCCATCCTTGAGGGCGCTCCGTACACCATCGCTGAATACTTCTGGCTGCATGTCCGCTCCATGTCGCCGTTCTACCAGCGCCTCGCCAACGAGCCGTACGGGCCGGTGACGCGCGCGCAGTTTGAGCGGGTGCTCGCCCACGACGATCGGCCGGTGATGGAGGCCCGAGTGCGAGCGGAGGAGGATCGCTTGAAGGCGCTGTACCTCAAGTGCGACACGGAGGGGCAGGCCGAGTTCGATCAGGGCCGGGCGGCGTGGATCGATGGGCGGGCAGAGAGCGCAGCCACGGCCAAACGTCGCCTCGTGGCCCTCCGTACCATGTTGGCCGAGGCGGAGGGCATGGCGCGCCCACGGGAAACCCCGTCCGGCCTGGATCTCAAGGAGACGATGATCGCTGAACTGCGGTCTGAGATCGACAGGCAGGTCCGGGCCGTCGAGAGTTGCGAGGTCGATGACGGCAGCTACGAGAGCATGCCGCGGTACCGCTCCATCCTGCTCAGGGGAGCACAACGGCGGATCGGCGAGGAGTACGCGGCCATGGACCGTGTGGTGCAAGAGCAGGAGGCGGCGCGGGTGTGGATGCGCGGGTTGGCCGCTGCGGTGCCTCCGCCGGAGTGATAGCCTCGCCCCATGCTGCTCGCCGCCGTCTACATGATCGTCTTGGAGATGCGGCGCTCGCTCGAAGCCTGGCCGGACGGGCGCACGAGGGCGCAACTGCTCGCGCTCGGCCTGTCCCGCGCTGACGTGCTGTACCCGCAGTACGCCGTCGCCATCCGGGCCGGGACCGGCGGCGCCAAGGCCCTGATCGAGTCCGCGGCGGAGGCGATGCTGGCCGAGGAGGACTTCGCCACGGCGAGCGGGCGGATCGCCGGGCCCACCCTGCCGGCCGCGCTCGCGGGCTTCATGGACGGCGCCCTCACGGTGGCGCTCGCATGAGTTTTGCGGGCTCGCGGGCGTCTAACCAGCATGCTCAAACCGTGGACCGTGCACGTCGGCGACTGTCGCCACACCCTCGCCGCCATGCCCGAGGAGTCCATCGACGCCGTCGTCACTGACACGCCGTATGGCCTCTCAACCCTCCTCGACCCGCCGAACCTCAACCGAGAAGCGCTGTGGCAGAAACTCACCGCCGGCCTCCGCGAAGCACCCATCCGCGTCCTCATGCGGGCATGGCTCGACACCGGCGAAAACCCCGTCATGAAGGGCCGCGGGTTCATGGGCAAGGAATGGGACGCCCTCGTGCCCCCGCCGAACACGTGGCGCGCGGTGTGGCGGGTCATGAAACCCGGCGCCTACAACTTCGCATTCGGCGGCACCCGCACCGCCGACCTCATCTCGATGTCGCTGCGCTTCGCCGACTTCGAGATCGAGGACACCTTCTCCTGGTTGTACGGGTCGGGCATGCCCAAGCGCGTCCGACTCGACCTGAAGATCGACGAGCACTTCGGCATGAAGGACGCGCGGCCGGTGCTGGGCGTGAATCCATCTAGCAGGCCGAACAGTGGCGGGTTTGACTCCCTGCAAGGCGCCGAGTCTGCGGGCATCCAGGACATCACCGGCGCCGCCACCCCAGAGGCCGCCCGCTTCGTCGGGTGGGACCGCGCCAGCAAACCCGGGTGGGAACCCATCATCATCGCCGTGAAGCCCCTGCGCGGGACGATCGCGGAGACGGCGTTGCGGTACGGCACCGGGGGCATGAACGCGGACGGGTGCCGGATACCGCGGGGGGATGCGGGCGAGGTCGTCACTACGACAGGCGGCGGTTCTCGCGGCATATCGCACGGAACTGGCATGCACCATTTGCAGGGTCAAGACTGGACCATGAACGCCCGCGGTGGCTTCCCGGCGAACGTCATCATCGACGAGGAGGTCGCCGCGGAACTCGACCGGCAGAGTGGGTATCTCGCGGGGCGTGGCAACGTCAGCAACGGCAAGACGGCGACGATAGCGGCAACGCCATCCGGGTACGCCGCAGGTCTGGTGCGGGGCGGTGCTCCGCACCAGACATACGACGCTGGCGGTGGCGCCTCCCGATTCTTCTACACCGCCAAGGCGTCGACCTCCGAGCGCGACAAGGGGTTGGAGAGCCTGCCGGCGCTGACGCCGGGTGAGCGGTCGGGCGGGCGCGAGGAGGGGAGCGCGGGCATCAGCGCGTATGCAGGCACACGCGGCGAGAAGGGGCGCAACCCGCATCCCACGGTGAAGCCCGTCTCACTCATGCGGTGGCTCGTCCGCCGCGCCTCACCACCCGGGGCATGGGACCCCGACATGGACAAGCGTCCCGTCGTCCTCGACTGCTTCATGGGGTCGGGGTCGACGGGCGTTGCTGCGATGGTGGAGGGTGTGCGCTTCGTTGGGTGCGAACTGGATGCGCCTAGCGCCGAGGTGGCCGCGCTCCGCCTACACCACGCGTACGCCCTCCCGCGCGAGGAGGATGACGCTGTGCCGGTGGTTCGCGTGGGTGGGCAGTCGACGCTGTTCTAGGTGGCGTCCGGTGCCCTCAGGCCCCACGCTAGCCTCGTGGCCACCCGCCGAGATGACGCCGTGCAGCACGGTCTCCCGGGCGTGCTCGCCGAGGAGGAGCGCCTGCCGAGCGAGCGCGTGCTGTCCGGCGAGTTGATGGGTGCGCGGCGGCGCGAGGCGTTTGAGGGGATGCGGCGGGCCCTCGGCGAACGGCCGGAGGGGTTCACGCGGGAGGAATTCGCCGTCGCCGTGTCGTTGCTCTGCCCGCCGCACCTGCCGCCCGGGACCGCGGGCGCGCGTGGCAGTCTGGCCTACCGCGCCCGCGAATGCTTCCCCGGCCTCGACGGCCCCGCCGCCGTGCGGGCCTACTGCGAGCACCGCGACCGGCCGCACGTCAAGGCGCTGGTGGCCGATATGCGGGCGCTTGAGGGCCTCGACGTGCTCGCGCAACGCGGCATGTGGCGGGAGTACCTCGGCCTTGCCGGCGCCGCCGTGGCCGAGCGTCTGCGCCCACCCGTGGGCATGACCTTGCAGGAACACGTCGCCTGCTTTGAGGCCGCCGACCTCGCCAAACTCGCCGCCTCCATGGCTGCGCTGACCAAGGTCGCCGCGGACTTCGACGCGCTCCAGGCCCCGCGCGTGGCGTCCGTGGATGGCGAGGAAGGCACCGCCTCGGCGCAGGCCGACGTACACAAGGCGCTGGCCGAGAACCTCGCGCGGGTGCAGGCGGACCTCGCGGCGCGGGTGGCACATGGAGACGAGACGCGCTAGACTGACACGCATGCCAACCAAGAAGTTCACGCCACCCACCGCCCTCCGCAAAGGCCACACCCTCATGCTGCGCACCTGCGTGTGCGACAGCGAGGGCCGTCTAACCGCCCACGGCGGTTTCATTTGGCCAGACCACGGGCCCGTTGAATGCCCCGACTGGAAGCCGACGAAGGCGTGCGGCAACGGCCTCCACGGCTTCCTGCGAGGCTGCGGGTCTGGCCGCTTGGCGGACTGGACCGACAAGGCGGTCTGGCTCGTGGTGGACATCGTTGCTCGCCAGGTCGTCGATCTCGACGACAAGATCAAGGTCCCCGGCGGTCGGGTCATCTTCAGCGGCGACCGGCTGGAGGCGCTAGCGCTCATGGCCCGCCTCGGCCACCTCGATGCCGGCCACGTCGGCGGCACCGCGACGGCGGGCGACGGCGGCACCGCGACGGCGGGCGACCGCGGCACCGCGACGGCGGGCGACGGCGGCACCGCGACGGCGGGCTACGGCGGCACCGCGACGGCGGGCTACGGCGGCACCGCGACGGCGGGCTACGGCGGCACCGCGACGGCGGGCTACGGCGGCACCGCGACGGCGGGCGACCGCGGCACCATACAAATCAAATGGTGGGACGATAAGGCGGAGAGATATCGTCTCACCACCGGATACGTCGGCGAGGACGGCATTGAGGCGAACACCAAATACAAACTGGATGACAAGCATGGGTTTATCAAATGCTTAGCCAGTACGACCTGTTGACCTCAGGGCTTCACTCCGCAGATCGCGTGCTTGCGTGGGCGCGGGGTGAGGCGGTCGACGGGTTGCCGAGGCTCACGCGGGCGCAGGCCGCGGTGCTCGTTGACTCGTGGGAATGGAACGCGCGGCCGGGGCAGAAGTGGACGCCGGGCCGGGAGTTCATCACGGACCACGAGGGCGGGCGAGGCGTCGGCAAGAATCACGCCGCCGGCGAGACGCTCTGCGACGTGTCCTGCGACCCCGAGCGATGGGGCGGCGAGGCGCTCATCGTCGGGGTCAACCCATCACAGGTCAAGCGCGACTGCCTCACCGGGCCCAGCGGTCTGTTCGTGGCGGCGAAGCGGCGTGAGCGCTCCGGCACCGGGCCTGGCATCCGGTCGCAGAACTGGAACGACCGCATGCTCCACTTCGAGGCCGAGCGCGGTGGTGGCGGTGGTGGTCTCACCGTGCACTGGGCGGCGGCAAGTGACCCGAAGAGCGTCCACGGCATGAACATCGGGTTTTGCTGGTGTGACGAGTTCGGGGTGTGGAATCACCGCCTACAAGATGCGCAGGGCAACAACACATGGCGAGCGTTGCTGCCTGCAGTGCGACAACTCCCCGACCCGAAGATCATCATCACGCAGACGCCGAGCAGGGCGCCGGAGGTCCGCGAGTTGCAACGCGATGCCGAACGCCCGCCGTGCCCCGTGTGCATGCGGACAGACCTTGCGCGCGAGGCCGGGGGCAAGTGGCGTGGTGAGGTGGGCAAAGAACCTTGGCGCCTCCCGCGGTCGCCGCAGGTCAGGCTCCACCCCCTGCTCAACACACGCACTACCGTCGCCGTCCGGACGTGCCCACGCTGCGGCACCGAGGTGGTCGCCCGCGTGCGCATCGTGTTCGGGGACACCCGCGACAACCCGGCGATCGCCGCACGGGCGAGGGAGGATGCGGCGCGCGAGTTGGCCGCTGGGCATGCGTCGTCGTTCCTGCGCTTCGCCCCGCGTGGCGAGGTCGACTCCGGCGGGGCGGGGTCGCTCGTGCAGGACGAGCACGTGGAGCGCGTGGAGTTTGATGCACCCGACGACGCCGGACGGCAGGCGCCCGTGCTGGACCGTTGGCGCATGTCGTTGGACTTCCTTGGCGCCGACGAGGTCATCGTGCAGGTTGACCCCGCGGTGACGGCCACAGAGAGCAGCGACGAGACGGGCGTGGTGGCCGCGTGTCGCCGAGGTGTGCGGGGCGGCCGCGTGCGGGCGGGGGTTGACGATGCACCCGACGTGCCCCTCTCTGACCTCCCGCAAGTCGTCGGCCTTGAGGACTGGTCGGTGCGGGCGGGTGAGGTCGAGGAAGGTGCGCCGTCCTCGGTGTGGGCGCCGAGGGCCTACCGCCTCGCATGCCTGTGGGGCGCTACTCGCATCGTCGTGGAGACCAACCAGGGCGGCGAGGAGGTGCTCTCTGCTGTCACTGACCTGGTGCGTGCGGGGTTGACCGAGGCGCGTGCTCGTGAGTGGCTCGCCGAGGAGTCCCCCGGCATCGCCCCCGCACGCCTTGGTCTGCTTGCCCGCCGCCTGGTTGCCTCCTCCCGCGGCATCGCGGTGGAGAGCGTCCACCGCACCGCCAACAAGACCGGCCGCTTTGAATGGTACGGACGCACCGGCGCCGTGGGCCGGCAGGCCCTCCTTGTGGCCGACTGGCACCGCGACGGCGCGCAGCACTGGCAACCCACGCTCGGGCAGTTGACGGGCTACGAACCTCCTCGCCAAGACGCGACGCGTGTGCGACCTCGGAAGGACCGCGCTGACGTGCTCGTGGGCGCCGCGCAGGTCCTTCTCGGCGTGCGCGACACCGAGGTCGGCGAACGCGCCGACCGACTCGGCGATGGGTGGCTCCGCGACGTGGCGGCCGGGCGTGGGCGGTAAATGGCGCGCTGGCATGCCCGGTGCTAACCTGCCACGGTGAGCACGAAGACTGCATCCACCGCCAAGCGGGCCCCGCGTCGCAAGAAGAACGCACCGCCGCCCGCCGAACCTGCCACCCGTGGGCAACCGCCGATCGTCGCCAACCCCGCACGCCAGGCCGCGTTCGCTGCGTCCATCCCGGTGCTCTGTGAAGTCTTCGGCCTGCGACCCGCCGAGTTGTACGGCCGCAACCCCGCGCATGGCCTGCGTGACCTCGCCGTGTTGGCGCTCCGCAAGTTGGCCCTCGGCGCCGTGGCCCGCCTCGGCCGCGACCTTGAACTCCCGTGGCATGCCATGCAGGGCGAGGGTGCACCTGAGGCTATCGCCCCCGTGCACCGCGCCTCGTTGTCCTCCTTCGCCCGCCAGTTCGCCGCATGGACCGGCCTCGACATCGACGGCCGCGGCACTACTGCCGACCCCGCGGGAGGTGTCGCCCGTTTCGCGCGCGACCGCTACATCCAGATCAGGCGCGAGGCGATGAAGCGTTCTGGGCCTGTCGAATAATACTTGACAGGCTGGCATGCCAGCGCGCAGAGTGCTGGCATGCAACACGGCAACAACGCATCGAACTCCCTGTCTCCCCTCCTGCGCTCCGTCATCGCGGCCCACCCCGCCCTCTCCCAGGACGCCGAGGTCCGCCTCACCACCAGCATCGCCGACGCCCATGCCGCCGCGTGGGCCGCATGTCTGGGGCCCGAATGCGTCCGCGAGTCCCGCCGCGCCGCGCTCCTCACCCTCGCCGCACGCGGCCACAAGCACGCCGACGCGCTCCTGCCCGACGCCACCGCCATGCCCTTCGCCGAGGTGGCCACCCTCGCCGCCCGGTGCCGCGCCGGCCTCGACAACGACCAAGACCTGCTCCGTGCCGTACAGGCCGCCGCCCTCACGGAATGCGACGACGTGCGCACCTCGCCGCGGTCGTCCGCCTCCTCCGTCGCCCGTGCCGAGAAGTGGCGCGCCCGCATCCTTGCCACCGCCGCCACCCTCGCGCGCCTAGAAGACCGCATGGTGAGGCACAACCTCGGCCTCGTCACGCTGCTTGCCTCGCAACGCCGGTCCACCGCCGTCGCCTTCGATGACCTCGTACAGCAAGGCACCCTCGGCCTCCTCGCCGCCCTCCGCCGCTTCGACATCTCCCGCGGGTTTCGCTTCTCCACCTACTCCGTCTGGTGGGTGCGCCACTACATCGGCCGCTACATCGACGACAACGACCGCACCGTCCGCCTCCCCGTCCACCTCAAGACCACGATCGGCAAGATCCGGCGTGCGGATGCGGAACTGTACGACACGGCCACCTGCACCCCTGCGAGCGACGAACAGGTCGCCGCACACCTCGACCTCACCTCGGCGCAGATGCAGCGCGCCCGCGTCGCCATGCAGAGCAACCTCAGCCTCGACGCGCAGCCCACCTCCCACGAGCACGAGGGGCAAGCCCTCGGCGTCAACCTCGTCGCACCGAACCCCGACCCCGCGGACATGCTTGACGACGAGTCGCTTACCGCCAAGGTCCACGCCGTCGTCCCCGAAACCCGCCCGATGACCCGCGATGCGTTCATCGTCGCGTCCTACTTCGGCCTCCACGGCGAGGAACCCATCACTCACCTGAGCGCCGGCAAACTGGTCGGCCTCTCCCGTGAGCGCGCCCGCCAGATCTGCGACCTTGCTTGCCGGCGCATGCGGCCGTCGCTTGCGGCGTTCGCCTGACCAAACGACGTTCCATGGCGTCGTCACCTCCTACGATCACACAACAGGCACCGTCACCATTGACGGATGTATTGACATCAACTCCCTCATGTGAGGGTTGCTAAGCCCATCCCAACGACTTCTAGGGATCAGACATGACAACCAACACCATCAAATCCTGCCTCCTTCGCCTTGCCTCGCACGCAGCGTCACCCACCGCAGTGCGCACCCCAGACACGGCAGCACACGACCTTCAGAGCATGGCCGCAAGCGTCGGCGACCACGATGCACCACTCGACCTTGGCGAAATGGGGGTCGTCGTCAAGGAGATCGTCCGCCAGATCAACGCCGCGCTGGGGACTGGCGGCTACTACACGCGCCGGTTCAAACTGCTCAATTGGATGTCCCGCGCGACCTTAGATCTCAGAGTTGCCGATGCCAAAGCCAGGACCGGGAGGTACCCAGACCTGAAGACCTACATGCCGTCGGAGGAGTTGCTTGGCCGCGTTGCTCCAGCATGGCAGGCTATCGCCGACGCCAACAAGGATGCCCGATGGGAGGCGCAGATCCTTGCCGGTACGTGGCCGACCCGCAACCGGCCATCGTGACGGCCGTCATCACCACGCACAGCGTAGCCCTGACAGTGTTCGCTGCGGACCACGACCCGTACCGCGTCGGTTCTGTGCCGGCCAGCGAGACACCCAAGACTGGGCATTGGTGCTGGCCCCCGCGGGTCTAGAACACCATCGCCGCCGCCGTCCACGCCTCGGGGTCTCCCGGGGCGTTGTCGTATGTGGCAGGCGGGGCGGCGAGGATGACACGAACGTTGGCAGGCCGGAGCGGGCGGAAGACGCTGTGCCGGCGACGGGTCGGGCCTGTGATGTCCTCATCGTCGGCGGTGGCGGTCGGTGCGTCGCCTGTCTCGCCGAGGAGTGGCAACGACGACGCGCCCGCGAGCACCTGCATCGCCTTGACCCCGCGCTTGTACGCCACACGCACCGCCTCGCGGCACAGGTCGCGGCCCGTGCTGTGGAGGCGCTCGCCGATCTGTTCAAGCGTCTCTTCGTCACCTGCAACGTCGAGGCCGTGGCGACGGCGGACCACCTCGGCGGCCTCGGGGTCTGTGGTGCGTAGGGCCGCGAGGGCAGTGAGTAGGCGCTCCATGTTGCGACGGTCCTCCGCCTCGGCGATGGCCGCATCCTCCTCGTCCTCTCCGTCCGGCCGGGCGTGCAGGTGCTCAAGGCCGGAGTTGCCTCCGCTCACGTCGTCACCTGCACCGTCCGCGTCGTCGCGCTCGCCACCCGTGGAGACGGGGACGAACCTCGGCGGGGCACCGTAGCGGAGCGCGGTGAGGAGGGCGCCGCCCGTGCAGTCGAGGCCGAGCAGGTCAGCGACCACCGCGGCCACCTGCTCGCGCGAATGCTCGTCGGTGACGGGTTTCTTGGACTTCGGCGGGCGCTTGTTGGCGGCTACGAGTAGGCGTTGCGCTGTGCTAACATGACACGCATGAACAGCATCAATATTTGCATGCGTTGTGGCCATGTCCCTGACATCACCATCGACCCCGACGGGGCATGCGGCGCCGTCATCGAGGACGGCAAGCATTGCCTCACCAACGTCCATCACGCCGACGACGAGACCATGGTCATTGCTTTTCCGCGACTGCTTGAAGCCCTCGGCGCAATCGTGTCCCGCGTCGACGCACTCGAGCGGAAGTTCAGCGAGCACACCGAGGACCATCCCGGCGAGACCAGTCACAGCATGGACGAGTAAGGCCGAGGACCGCGCCTCCGACACCGCGAGCACCTGCGCCAGCAAGTGCCCCGGTGAGATGCCCATGTCGGCCACCGTTCGCCGCAACGCCACCGCCCACTGAGGCACTGCCACCACGTCACGGTCCGCGAACTCCTCACCCATCCGCTGATGGATCCACCCGATCGCGTACGACGAGATCTTGACGCCGGACTTCTTTCCGGCGGGCGTGAAGTTAGGGTCGTAGTCGAGGAGGGCTCGGCGCAGGCCCATCATCGCCGCTTGCACGAGGTCCGCGCGGGTGATGCTGCCTTTGGGTGAGAAGTATTTGAGTTGCGTCTTGAGCGCGAGGCGGGCGTTGGCTCGGACGGCGCGGTCAAGCGTGCGGTCGAAGGTGGCGCGGGCAGCGGCGATGGTGGTAAAGTGTTCGCTGTGTTGCCGGTCCTTCTGCATCTCAACGACTCGTACTACAGACATCGACTCGCAATGTGCAGAGTCGCTAACCGCGAACAGGATCCGCGCGTCCCTGTCGACAACGAGGTCGTAGGCCGAGGCGCCGCCGTGCTTGAGCATCTTGACGCTGGCGGCGCAGGCGGGGTCAAGGACGGTCGGGGCGAAGAGGGCGAGCGTGCCGCACCGAGCGAGACCTGAGGCGCGGCCAGGGCCGGGGCGAGCGATGGTGCCGTACGTGGGTCGTGGGCCTCGTGGCGGGGCGCAGACAAGGAGGCGCCGAGACTTGCCTGCGCCAGTCTTGTGCGGCTTGCTGGTGGCGGCGATGCGTGTGGGGCACGGCAGGCCCGCGGGGTTGGCGGCGAGGATGTCGGGTGAGAGGAGGCGGCCGCAATGCGCGCAGGCGGGCGGCGGGTCAAGCCAGTCAGCGAGGGCGCGCCGCAGTTCACGCACCCCACCGCGTCCGGTCTGGTCGGCGGTGGACAGGCGGGCGCGAAGTGCGGCGGCAAGTAGGTGCGGCGCGTACGTCTCGCACAAGCGCCACAGGTGTCGGCGGGCGGGTAGGACCTTGGCAGCCTCGGCGTTGCCGTCGAGCCCATCCTCCTCGGCGTACCGCGCCACCACCGCGCGCGTCATCGCGCCCTCGTCCAGCACATCAGCGCCTTGCTTCTGTGGTCCGCGAAGAGAAAGTCCCATTCCTGACACTGTAGCACGCTGGCATGCTGACGCGCAACTGACTTCCGGTCAGCGTGGCGCGCGGTGCGGTGGCGTGCTAGCCATGACAGCAAATGATCGACATCACCAACATCGATAAGCCCACCCTCCTCGCCGCGCTCTACAACAATTCCCGTACACAGGGGATGGGGTTCCTGAGCGCAAAGCCCGGCGTCATGACGCGCGACGAGGCGGCGGAACTCCTCAAGGAAACGCAGCGCTTCGACTATCTCTACGGCCGTGTCATGAAGGTCAATTTGTCCAAGGATGAAATGGACCCGTGGCTCTACGACCGCGACCTCGGACAAGGCGCCGCACAGCGCGTCGTGGATGGTCTGAACGCGAAACCGTAACCTCCCGCCGTGGCTTCCCGCGGCATCCTCCCCTCCCTCGCTGACGCGGCGTGGCGCCTCCTCGGACGGCCCACGCCGCAGGCCGTCGTGCTGCGCGAACCCATGGCCGCACGCGTTGACGCGATGCCTGCGGTGGATGGCGCGTCGCCGTCGTCCTCCGTCCGCACCGACTGCGGCCCCGGAGGTTGTGCACCTGCGCCAGGTTGGGGCCTCGACTACTACGGTCCCCTTGGGTGGGCGTACGTCGGCCTCAACCGCGATACCATCGACTATGCCTGCACCGAACAATTGATGTTCACCATCGTCTCGGCGCTCGTGGACGACGCGTGCCAAGACACGCCGACGCTCGCCGGGGAGCACTGCGGCGAACTCACCGACTGCGTGCAATGGCTCGCGGAGCGCGGGTACTACGAGGCCCAGTCGCAGGCGCTCTACTACTCGCGGCAGTACGGTGGTGGTGGTGTGGTGTGCTTCATCGACGACGGCCGACCTCCAGAGATGGAGGTCGACATGTCCGCCGTGCGCGACGTGCGAGGCTTCTACGCGCTCCCCAAGTGGTACCTTGTCCCCGCCGACGCAGGCTCCGACCGCATCGGCGCCGGGTGGTACGGCCAGCGCATCGGCCGGCCTGAGCACTACTGGATGACGCCGCTCGTGCCGCCCAACCTGGCGAGCATGGGCACCCCCAACGAACGCGACGAGGCGTACCTCAAGGCCGGCGGTCAGCGCTACCACCGCTCGCGCGTCATCCCGTGGCCGTACCGCACAGACATGGACCTGCGGCAGGCGAGGCGCTTCCCGAACTGGTCGGGGTGGGGCCCGGGCGTTGTGGAGGGGTGCATCGCGGCGTACATGGCCCGAAGGACAGGCGTCCTCCGCACCGACACGATCATGGCATCAAGCCACTTCAACGTCTTCAAGACGACGAACGTGGCCAACGCGCTCTCGACCCCCGACAACGGCGCGGGCATCCGCAACATCATCGCGTGGGTGCAGGACTGCCTCGCGCAGACGATCGGCGGCGTGCTGCCGTTCGTGACGATCGACCCGCAGTCGACGCTGGAGGCGATGTCGCACACGCTCACCGGGTTGTCGGACATCCTCCGAGAGCAGCGCGGGTTCATGCTGGACAACCTCCCCGAGTACATTGAACCCCGCATCTTCGGCGCGGGAGGTCAGGCGGGGCTTTCGGGCGACTCAGGCATGACCGGCCTGTGGCGCACGTACTACGGCAACGTCGCCAACTATCAGCGCTCCATCATCTGGACCGCGGGGAAGTTTGGCGGCGGGCAGCGGCAGGCGGTGCGGCTGGCGATGCTCGCGCAGCACGGCCCGACTGGTGGCCAGCTTGACATGACCTGCAAACCCACGTGGCCGAACTTGTGGCAGGAGGGCGGCGAGGTGACGGCGCGGACGCGCAAGATGAACGCCGAGGCGCGGGCGCTCGACCGGACGACGCTGGGCCTGACGCCGGCGGCGATGCTGCGGCACGACAAGACGCTTGCGGGGTCGGCAACCTCGACGTATGCAAGCCTCGACGTGGATGACGGGCCACTCCCCGAACTCGCGTCGCAGGGTGCGCCTGGCAACGCAGCGCCCAACGCGGTCGACCCGGCGCAGGCGCCGACTGGCGCGACGACACCGGCGAGCGCGGTGCAAGCCATCGCCGCCGAGGATGAACCCAAGGCGGACGACGTGGGCGGCGTGGCGATGGGTCCGGACTTTGAGGCGCCAGTGCCCACTGCCACACCCTCGGCGCCACCACTGGGCCTCGCCGACATCGCCACCGAGGTCACGCTGGCGAAGGCGCTGGGTATGTCGCGCAGCACCTTCCGGAAGTGGGCACAGGCCCGCGGTGTGAAGGTGTACCCCGTGGAGAAGGGCACACGCGGCGGGCACCGCTACTCCGGCGGTGAGGTGCTGCGCGCGTTTCAGGAGAGCGCGAAGGCACGCATCGACGCCGCCCGCGACGCGAACCTCGACGCGCGACTAGAGGACCCGCAGTTCAGACTGCCGACCTGAGGCGCTCCACCCGGCGCTCGATGTCCCGCGCAAGGCACTCCACCGCCATGCGTGGCGTCGGCCCGCATCCGAAGAGGTCAACGCGCACGTCGTGCACGTAAGCGTAGGCCGACCACGCGACGTTGGGGTCCGGCATGCCGTTGATGACGGGGCCGTTTTCGGTGGCTTTGCTCTCCACGGCGCACCCACTGGTGCCCGTGTACAATGAGCACATCGCCAGCGAGAGGCTTGACCATGCCCCAGACTGCGACAACAGGTGTTGGCATAGGTCGCCGAGGGTGTGGAGGTCAGTGCTGGAGAAGACTTGTGGGTCGCCGCGCATGCACCACTCTAGCACGTCACCCACGCCCGCGGTGGGTGGTAGCGCAGCACGGCCTCGGCGATGCGGGTGTCGTCATCGAAGTCGTCGGGAAGAAGGAGGTCTCGGCGAGGAGGTCGGACAAGCCCAATGGCGTTGATGGTGCGTCCTGATGGGCCGTAGCGCGCACGGCGAATCTGCCATCCATTGCTCATGTCGTTGGCCGAACGTGTCATACTGCATCCACCCACTGCACCTCGGTGTCGGTGTCTGGCACACGCTCGAGGCGGACGAGGCCGACACTGATCGCGTGCTGCAGCGACGATGCTGCAAGGTCGGCGTTGGAGTGCCGCATGTACGCCTTGATGCGCGCCTTGGCCAAGTCGGAAAGCGAAGAGACCTCCCTCCGTCGCTGCGCAGCGTAGGCCCAGAGGCGCTCAAGGCAGATCGGGCGGCGGGTGCATGGGCCCTCCCCGCAACGTGGACAGGCGATGCCTTTTTGGCAGGCTCGCAGGAGGCGCCACCGGGGGCCGAGTCCGAAGATGGCCAGGTCCTCCTCGGCGGGGATGAAGTAGTGCGGGTCGCGCGGTAATGCAGGCCTTGGTGTGCGCGCCTGACGCGGACGCTGGTGCGTGGGTGGTTTCATTCCTTCCTACCCTAGCATGCCAGCGCGACATAGACCACCTGTCAGCCTCGGTCTGCCCCGTAGTTACCCTATCAGGGTGCACGGTGGTTAGGCGGCAGGGGCCCTGTGCGCTCGCAGGCTCGCGGCCCTGCGCGAACGCGTGCGCTGATAGGGTACCGGAGGGCGACCGAGGCTGTCAAGTGGTTAGATCGCGTGGTGCTAGGGGAGGGGGTGCAGGGGGAGGGGAGGCCGATGGCGCAAGGTTTGCGGTCGGCGCATCGGGCGCGGCGCGTATTGCGGCAGGTGGAACGCGTTGCTGTTGCACTAAGAGCCCAGGTCAAAAATGACTGCAGCACACACGGACGATCATGGGCAAACCGTGTCGCGCAGGCCGCACCTACCCTCCCCACGCGCCCATGACCACGCCTTACACCGGTACCGTCGTCCCCGCCGACAACTTCGTCATCACCCCGCCGGCCAACGCCTACGTCAGCGACGCCGGCGAGATCGTCATGGACCTGTCCGGCAGTCCGGGTGGGCCGGTCGTGGCGACCACCCTGTCAGCCACCGGGGCTGTCACCTTTGACGACACGCTCGCCGTCGCAGGCGCCTCAGCCCTTCATGCCACCGGCATCACTGGCGCGCTGACCGTCAGCAGCACCCTCGGCGTGACGGGTGCGAGCACCCTCGCGGCCACCTCGGCGACGGCCCTCACCGCCTCGACCTCGCTCACCGTCACCGGTGCGAGCATCGTCGGCCTTACCGAGCCCGTCTCGTTCCCGGCCAGCAACATCCGTGCGGCCAGCGCTGGGGTGTACGGCACCGCGGCGCCCTTCGCCGGCACCATCGTCAAGGTGTACACCTTCCTCAACTCCATCCTCGCCACCGGCGACGCGGTCTTGACCCTCAGCATCAACGGCGTCGCCGTCACCAACGGCGTCGTCACGATCGCCGCGGCGGGCAGCGCGGTCGGGGTGGTGGACTCTGCGACGCCGACCGCCCTCAACACCGTCGCCGAGGGTGACAGCATCGCCGTCACCGTCTCGGGCGCGAACACGCAGAACCCGTCGTCGGCGCAGGTCGTGGTCGTCATCCGGCGGAGCGCATAGTCTCTTGCCATGCATTTCGACGCCAAGTCCGACCCGCTGTTTCAACGCCTTATGAGCGGGGACGTTCATGTTCATTATGGTCCGGACATTGCGTCGTTCGTGGTCGGGGCAAGCGAACGGCGCACCGACTCCGTTGCCGTGGCCATGGGCGCGACGCCCGTGGAGGTGCGGCCGGACGGCAGCAAGGTGTACGAGGGCGCCGCGTCCTTCGGCGACGTGGTCAAGCGGTACCCCGACCTCAAGCCCCCTCGCAACGAGTTCATCCCCGCCGATGAGGCGATGAGCCCCGAGGCGTTGGCGACCCTTGAGGGCCTGCGCTTCACGGCCGGCACGCGGTCCAGGGATTGGGATGGACGGGTCACGCTCGCCGCCGACCACACGCCCGAACTGGACGACCCGAACGGTGAGGCCATCGAGGGCGCCGTGCTCCGAGGGTGGCGCGAGGACTCCGACGTGCCCGGTGAACCCCCGGCGCTCAAGGTCCGCGTCATCGTGTACACGCGCGCGGCGCAGGACCTCCTTGAGCGCGGCGTGCGGGACCTGTCCTTTGGGTTCCGCACCGACGAGGAGCGCAAGGACGGCGTGCACGCAGGCATCCCGTACCAGCGAGTGCAACGCAACATCCGGTACTACCACCTTGCCCTCGTCACCTCGGCGCGTTCACGTACGCCGTCAGGTCGGCGCGCGAGGTTTGACTCCTACCCTACCCTCACAGCAGGCGAGACCCCACCCATGAAGCGAAGCCATCTCCTCCACTCCGCCGTCGCCGTGCTCACCGGTGCCGCGCTCCCGCCTGCCCCCACCGTGCCCGCCGTGGATGAGGCCGGCCAACCGCGCCTCGACGCGTACGGCAAGGCCATGATGGTCGAGGATGCGGCGGCCGGTCCGGCGTTGTCTGAGGCTGACGCGGCCCTGCTCAAGCAGATGAGCCCTGAGGCGCAGGCCGCGTTCGCTGCGGCCATCGGTGCCTCGGTGGCGCCCGTCGAGGAGGAGGCAGGTGAGGCCGAAGAGGAGGCCGCCGAGGTCTCCGCCGACGAAGCGCAGGACACCGCCATGCTCGCCCCGGTCCTCGCCGACATCGCCGCGATCAAAGCGGCGCTTGAGGCCGCCGGAATCAAGATGAGCGAGGTCAAGGGCGACGAGATGCCCATGCCGTCCGCCGCGAAGATGGATGGCCTCACAGGCGACCGCATGACCATCAACCGCACTCCCGCCCGCAAGGACTCCGCCCCCGTGACCACTTCCAACAAGCCCGACTTCGACCCCGCCGCCGTCATCGCCGCCGCGAGCGAGGCCGCGTCCAAGCGTTTCGACGCCAACGCCGCCTTCGTCCAGACCGTCCGCATGGACCACGCCGAGGTGGCCACCGTGGAGCAGGCCGCGACGGTCATGCTCACTACGATCAAGGCGCACCTGCCGGGCCTCGCTGCGATGGCCGAGGAGGCCGTCAAGGGCCAGCGCCTCGACTCGCTCACCATCCTGTACAAGCAGGCCGAGGGCATCCGCCGCGACTCCCTGCTCGCCCGCCAAGGGGCCGACCTGGCGCGCGTGCTCGCGGCCTCGGACGCTGCTGGCGGCAACGTCGTCCGCGCTCCGAGTCGCTCGTAGCCTCCCACCAGCAACATCTTCGCATCGCCGCCGTACGCACCGACTGCTCGCCGCATAGGACATCACCGCCATGGTCCAGACCGCCACCAACCGCACGCACTACCGGAATCTCCCGGGCTTCATCTCCACGCCGACCGGTGCGGGCAACGAGCCCGAGTCGATCATCATCCCGTGCACACCGCAGCAGATCACGTTCACGCTCGCCGGCGCCAACCCGATCACCGCAGGGGCCTACGAGTACCAGTTTGAGGGTCCGGGTCTGACCGGGTCATTCACGGTCACGGTCACGCAGGCCGCCGTCACGCCGACCGCCGCGTCGGTCATCGTCGCCGCGGCCCTCAACGCGGACCCGCAGGCGTCGCAGTTCTACTCGTGGACCTCGGCGCTCGGCGTCGTGACCGGCGTGGCCAAGTCCGCCAACACGTCCTTCGCGGTGCCGACCACCACCACCAACGCGCCGACCACCAACACCGCCGCGATCTCCGTGGCGAGCGCCGCCAACGCGTTGCGCATGGGCGTGTTCTACGTGTACGGGTCGAGCACCTACATCGGCGGTGGCGTCACCAACACCCCGCGCGGTGCGTGGCCGGCCGTGCTGCCGACCACCGCCACCACTGCGGCCACCCTGCGTGGCGTCGTCGCGCGGCCCCTCAACCAGACCGCCCTGTCGCCGACCTTCAATGACTCCACCACGTTCGACGCCTACCCCGCGGGTTCCACCGGGTTCGGGTGCCTGCGTGGCCAGGTGTGCACCGTCGTCGACCCCGCCTCCGGCACCATGAGCATCGGGTCGTCCGTCTACGTCGTCCTCGGCGCGGGTACCTACTCCGTCATCGGCGCGGTCGCTGACGCAGCGGACGGCGGCAACACCCTCATCCTGAGCAACACGACCCCCGTGCGCGCCCGCGTCGTCGCCGTCGAGGAGACGTTCGCCATCGGCGCCTACACCGGCCGCACCGTTCTGCTCGAGGTCAACCAGACCAACTAGTCCGCGGCGCAGCAGCGACGCACCCCACGACCACCTCACCCTTCGCCAGTCGCCCGCCTCGTACGCCACAGGACATCACCATGCGCAGCATCTACACGCAGTTCGCCGAAACCGCCCGCGCCAACGGCCTCATCCTCGCCCCCGGAGGGGACGGGACCCCCGGCCGAGCGACCGCGCAGTCGCCGGTCTACGGAAGGGTCGCCGAGAGCCACCGGCGGATGGCGGGGTACAAGCAGGCCCTCACCCGCGGGCAGACGGTCGGCGGCCAGCGCGTCGACTCCGCGGGGAAAGACCGCCTGCGCGACGCGGCGTACACCGCTCACTGCCTCGAGTGGGCGGGCTACTTCGCCGGTGAGGACGACCGTCGCCGCATGGGCCCGGGCGCCCGCAACGACGCGGCCACCGTCGACGCCATCGCCACCGAGATCGCCACGGGCCGTTTCGATGCGCTCGTGCCGATGGGCTCGCAGGGTCTCACGACCATCATGCCCGAGGTGTACGAGTACCACCACGCGAACCTGTCCGCGTGGGAAGGCAACGTGCTCCCGATCGACAAGACCTCGATCGACCCCGCGGCCGAGAACTACACCTGGTACGAGATCGACAACGTCGGCGTGGCGCGTGCGGCCAGCACCTACTCGCAGCGCGACATCCCCCTCGTCGCCGGCCCCGCCGCGCAGGCCAACCGCCTCGGCCTCATCATCCCCGCGCTCATCGGCATGGAGACCAACTTCATGGAGGCGCGCCGCGAGGCCCCCGGCGTGCGCAACGGCAAGCCCGACTTCCAACTCGACCGGCGCAAGGTGGAGATGTGTCACCGCGCCCTCGCCGAGTTCGCCAACGCGCTGTGGCTGTACGGCGACCCGCTCGCCGGCATCGACGGCCTGTGGACCTCGCCGGACATCGCCACGATCACGATCGCCACGCCGTGGGTGGGCAAGACGAGCGCGGCGATCCTGCAGGACCTCGTCAACATCTTCACCACGATCCCGAACAGCACGCAGGGGTCGCCGGTGGGTGGCCTGCCGGACATGAAGAAGATCAAGTTGAAGTTGCCGCCGAACCAGTTTTACCTGGTGTCGTCGCAGCTCATGTCCTCGGCGGGCAGCGAGAGCGTGCTCTCGTACTTCCTCAAGACCTTCAAGTTGCCGGACGACGCGGTGACGATGAACTACGAGTTTGCTGCGGCCAACTCGCAGATCTACATCGGCGGCCCATTCGGCCTGTCGGTCGACCATGCGCTCGTGACCTATGAGTGCAACGACGGGTGGGACGCGGCGTTCGTGATGCCGCAGATGATCGAGATGCCGGCGCCCCCGCGTCAGACCGGCATGGGCGAGACCACGTTCTACCACATGCGCGTCGGCGGCATGCGGGTGGCGGACGCTCGGCGCATGCGCAAGGTCGTTGGCATGTAGCACGAAGGTGTCGGTCTGGCGCTATGTCGGTCGTGCGCAAAGAAGCGTTGTGTGGAGGCGGTAAAAGACGCCGAGGACACAGCGAGGCGGCCCATCGGGTGTGGTCTTGACATCGAGTTCAGGACCTCTGAGGTGACATGGGTGGGCCCCAAACCAACGCTATGATGCGACGTTGCGCTCCGTGGTGCCACCGCCCACGCTCCCGGCGATGGCCCAGACCGACAAGACTCCTGAGAAGCCCGCCGTGTATGTCCCCGCTTGGACCGCGAACCCCCTCGTGGTCGTATCCAAGCGGATGCGCAACCTGAACTTCCCCGCCGTCCTCCTCGCCCGCGACGCGACCGCCGAGGAGTTGGAGGCGTGGCGCAAGGGGCCGTCCGACATCGCTGCCCCACGCTTGCCGGTCTTCACGCTCACCCTCAACGCGGGCGTGACGTTCCTCGGGGCACTGACCACGCAGTGGAAGTACCTCGACGTGAACAACCGGCAGTCTGCCCCGCGCAACCCGCCCAACGTGGACGACTGCGCGCTGCTCATGCCGGCGAGCAACGCCAACTCGCAGATCCTCAACAAGGACGACCCGCAGTTCAAGGCACGCGACGCCGATGGCCGCCCCAACCATGAACTCACCGACCCCAACCGCATCGCCGAGATGTGGGTGCGCGTGCTGGGGTACTACCAGGCCGAGGAGGAGGCGCAACTCAAGGCCGGGGCCTATGTCGGGGCGCCGCTGTTCCGCGCCATGCGGGGCTTTGACGCGCCGGAGTTGACGGTTGGCTACCTCGCGGACTTCCTCGCGTCCAAGGGCGAGGCAGCGCGCGAGGCGTACCCGTACCTGACGGCGAACGTCCGCGGCACCCGCGACGGCGCCCACCTCGGCGCGCTGCACGACTACGCGGTGCGCTCGGAGCGTGGATGGGACTTCGTGGTCAAGGCGCGCGAGGTGCTGCACATGCGGCCCGGGTTGGCGCGGTAGGTTGCGGCGTGCTAGGATGACACGATGAGACTCGCAGAGGTCAAGGTTGATGGAGTTTTCGCCAACGGTGTGATGTCGGCGAGCGTGGCCATTGGTGCGTCTGCCGTCATCCTTGCACTGTTCCTGTCGGTCGCTTCTGTCTGCGCTCTTCCGTTCCTCATCATCCTCAAATTGCTAGGCTGAAGGCATGTCGACTCAAACTTCATCCTCTGGCGGTATCGGCCTCGCTGGCGCGCTGTTCCTCATCTTCCTCGTGCTCAAGTTGACCGAGGTCGGCGCCGTCGCGCACTGGTCGTGGTGGTGGGTCACGTCGCCGTTGTGGATGCCGTTCGTGGTCGTTACTGGCGTCTTCGCGGTGGCCGCCCCGTTCATCGCCTTTGCCTCGTGGCGCAAGCGCAGGTCGGCCCTGCGAGACTTTGACGACCTGTGCTAGACTGACGCACCATGCTCACCAGACACATCGCCGCCTCCATTTTCTCCCTCGCCATCTGCGCCATGCCGCTCGCCGCAGCCTGTGACGCGGACGACGCCAACCTCGCCGGCGAGGTCGACCGCCTGCAGGCCGAGAACGACGCCCTGCGCTCCGCGGCCCGCCTCTCCGTCGTCGCCCCCATCGACGCACCAGCACCGCCCGTCATCACGCCACGCGAGCAGGGCAAGCCGTGGCAGAAGTACCTCCCCACCGCCGAGGTGCAGGACACCATGTCCGCCATCATGAAGGCGTGTGGCGCCAAGCCCATCACCATCTCCTCGTCTGGGTGGGACCCCGACGCGACGACCAGCGACGACCAGGTGCTCTCGCTCGCGTACTCCTACATGGGCGGAGCCAAGGCCCGCGCCTGCCTCGACGCCGAGATGGACAAGCGCGGGGCGGTGTCGCTGTAGCACTTCGGACCAGTGGGCGGTGTCCATATGCGGCTAGCCATGCCGCCGCCAAACACCCACAGCGCCGGCCGTCAGCGGCCCACAACGGTGACGGCGCATACTCTTTCCTTGTGTCAGTCGCACCCTGCGTCTACGCGGACGACGCGTACCTCATCGCCGCGTTCCCGGGCGTCGTTGTGCTCGCGCCTGAGACGTGGCTTGTCACCGTGCTCGCTGCGCAGGCGGGCCAGTACAGCGTGGCCCTCGGCGCGTCGCAGTACCCCGTGACGGCCGCGCTCGCGCCGGTCTACCCCGAGGTCGCGGTGAGCGTGCCGGCCATCGCAGACGGCCTTGTGAACGCCCTCGGCGCCTCACTCATTGCGGCCGTGTCGCCCACCGGTGACAACGGCCTGCTCGTCGCATCGGTCGCCAGCACGTCCCTCGCGCTCACCGTAACAGGGCCCGCAGTCGACACCATCTCGGCGACGCTCATCGCGGGCGGCGACACTAACGCCGCTGCGCGGGCCTTCTGGCTGGAGCGCGCCAAGTGCGGCCTGCCCCCGTGCTGCGCCTTCGGGTGCTGCATCGCCGACTTCACCCTCATGCACGCAGCCTTGGCCGCCCACCTCCTCTACGTCTACGGCAACGTCTCCCCCACCGGCGGGTCTGCCTCGGCGTTCCAGTCCATGCGCCTCGGCCCTGCGTCGCTCACCAAGGGCAAGAGTGAATGGTCGGGCAACCCGGCGGACGCCTTCCTCGACACCACCGCACCCGGGTCGCTGTACCTGTACCTGCGGAGCAAGTACATTCTGCCGATCATGTGCTCGTGATGTGCTAGAATGGCGGCATGCCTACCAAGCAGGAACTCGAAGCCGCAATCAAGGAAGCCAAGGCAAACCTCAAGCGTGCCAAAGACGCATTTTATGAGTGGGAGTCATTGGCTGAAAACAATGTCTACGACGACTTGGATTTCGCGGAGTCTGACGTTGAAGAGCGCCTTGCGAAACAGGCGTTTAGAGACTGCCAAGGTGCTCACAATTGCGGGCAGGACACCTACACCCAAGACTTCATGGTCGACGGCAAGAGGTACCGCGGAACGCTGACGTGCGAGTACAACCGCCACGACAAGACGTACTACTACGTAGACTCACAGGACTTCACATGCGAGTGCCTGACGACTTCGACCGCCTCCTCGCCGACCTGAAGCGCCTCGACGCCCGCGCTCGCGTGGGTGCGCTGGACGAGACGAACGCGCAGAAGTTGGCGTGGTCCGAGTTCGGCACCGTCCGCGAACCGCCGCGGCCCACCATCACCGCCGCGTTTGACCGCACGAAGGCCACCATGCGCCGCGCCATCGACCGCAAGATCGGCGCGGTCATCGACGGCAAGAGCGAGGCGGGCGGACGGCGCATCTTGTCCGAGGTTGGCGAGGACTTCGCCGAGGTGGTGCGCGAGGAGATTGACAACAACGTCCCGCCCGAGAACGCGCCGAGCACACTTGCGGCCAAGCGTCGCAAGGGGCATGGCGACCGCACGCTTGTGGCGACGAGCGAGATGCGCGAGTCAATCTCGGTGGAGTCAAAAAGCGACTCGGGCGCCTGGCACGACGATGGGTGATGCGCTACAGTGACGGCATCGGTCGCTGAGGAGAACCCAAGGCGACGAAGACATGGGCGCCGTGAAGCACACGGCGCAGATAGACACGGTTTGCACCCGTGGGTACAGGCGGCAAATAGGTGGCCGTTGATGGTTCGACTCCATCCATGTCGCATCGGGTACCGGCTTCGGCCCAGACCGCAGAAAAGGCCCGCAAGAACCGGAGTCATGACCGGCACTTGCGGGCCTTGATGTTTGAGGCACTATGAACTTCGCCCAAGCCCGCGCTGCATGGCACACGCTCGCCAACGAGGTTGACGCCGCCGCGTTGCACGCCCACCGCGTCGCCCGCGACCCGCAGCCCATCAACACCGAGGATGTGGCGGTCATGCAGGCGCGCCTCGCTGAACTGCAACGCCAACTTGAGCGCCTGCTGCGAGGTCTGTCATGACGCGCCACCTATCACTACGCGACCTTGAGCGCATCGCCGCGTCACTTGTCGCACTCACAGGCATGTCGTGGTCCGTGCGCGGCCAGTGCATCATTGCCACGCGCATGCCGAGTGGCCGGATGTTCTATGCGGAGCATGACCAGTGGAACAAATTTTGGTCTGGGTTTACCTACGCCTCCAGATCGCACAGCAAACAGCACGTAAGTCATAGCAAGGAGCACGACCTGCGCTGCGCCGGCAGTGCTCGTGACGCCACGCCGCGCGACGGTGAGCGACAAGAAGACCTCGACGCGATGGTCATCGCGTCCATCTACGAGCGCGCCGCCGAGGACCCGCGCAACGCCACGCGATACTGGCCGGACATGCAGGAGCGCCCCGACCTGTACAGGACGCTGGACCGGACGCGCGAGCGCTGGGCCGCCGAGGACCTTGCCGAAGCCATCGGCGCACGTGCTCGGTAGCCTCTCCCTGTGGCCCTCAAGGCGTACCTACCCCTCGCGCAGGTCTACGACTTCCACGCATCGGCCGAGCGGTGGATCCTCCGCAGGTACGCCCCACAGGTGACTGCGCAGGCCGGCGCCGAGCGTCGCCGAGGTGACTGGGGCGAGGCCGTCATTGACGTGTTTCCTGACCGCTCGGGCCGCAAGAGCACGCAGGCGGACGGTGGCCAGGCCAACCCCGACGCTCGCACGATCTACACGCGCACGCCGATCCGCCTGACAGACACGACGCGGGAGAACGTGCAGCCCACGGACGTGCTGTTTGACCCACAGGGTGCGGCGTGGCAGGCGAGCAACGCGGGCGAGTGGCAGGAGGCTTCGGGGTACGCGGTGGAGTTGACGCGTGCGGGAGTGCGTGGGCGTGCGCCGTGGTGATGTGCTAGAGTGGTGACATGGCAGACCAATGGAAGGCTTTGACAGAACTTGTGGTCCGGCATGTTGAGGAGGCGCAGGTCGGAACGCGCGCGTCCATCGTTGCGTTTCTTCGCGCCGAGTGCCTCAAGTTTGAGCGCGTGTACAATGAGCACATCGCCAGCGAGAGGCTTGACCATGCCCCAGACTGCGACCTTGAGGACTACAACCTCAAGACCTGCCGCTTAGACAGCAAGGTCTCCATCCTCCGCACCATGATCGCGTACATCGAGCGCGGGGATGACATGGTGCCGCGATGACGCCGCGCCTCACCCACGCACAAGCCCTCGCCATCGCCAACGAGGCGGCACATGCATACGTGCAACGCCTGCGGAGCGTCGCACCTGGCTTCATCCCGATCACGGCGGAGTTTCTCAACGTCTGCGCTTCCATCGGCCTGCGAGCGCTTGAGGAGTTTGAGCCCAACAGGTGGAAGGTCGGCGCTGTCTTTGACGAGTGGCGCACTGCGCGACTTGTGGTGGAGGAGTGCACACGATGAACTGGTACACCACCCCGCCGGAGTGGGCGGCCTACGTCGGGCACGTGATGCTCGCTGCGCGTGGGTCTGAACTACACTTCGATGTTGACATGGCATGCAAGCGCGTCGACGTGGACTGCGGCGCGTGCGAGGGCGGCAAGGTTGTCATCATCTTTCACACGGACCTCTCCGAGGGCGTGCAGTGGCCTGGCGACCCCGGACCGTGGACGCATGAGAATCGCGCACCGACGCTCACGCTGGAGGTCGGCGACTTGCTCCTACCGGACATGTACGTCGCCGCATGCGGCACGGCTCGCTACACCACGCGTGTGGTCTGCCTTCGCCGCGTGGACTGGGACGTGGAACGCATTGACGTGGAGCCCCGATGACGCGCGACAGACTAGCCGACCTGCTTGCCGCCGCCCTTCGTGAAACCGAAGACTACATGCGCGAGGTCGAGGCGCGCCACGCCGCACTCATCGCCAGTCCGCACACCGAGGACCAGCGCCGCGCGTCGCTGTCTGACGTGCTCCTCGCACACCGCCTGCTCGGCCTCTTGCGGCCGGCGTCGGAGGCGATGCCAAAACCGCCGCCCGCGTGCGGCGCATGCGGCGACGTGGACCGCGTGAACTGTGCGGTGTGCGGATGACCGGCCTACGCGCAGCCAAGTGCCATGCCGCCCTCGCCGAGTTTGGCAGACTCCTCAACCAATACGGCGACTTCCATCTCGGCATTGATGCCGGAGACCTTCATCACGCCATCGACCGGCCTCGCACTCGTTATCGTGTCACCCGCCGAGGCAACGTCCACGACGACATCGCCAACGCGTCCGTCTTCCACACGTGGGGCATGGGGACACAGGCCGAGCGACACGTCATCGCCCAACGATGGATCGATGCGCACGCGCAGGTGGACAAGTGACCGGCCTCGCTCCACTCCTCGCCTTGTGGTCGTACCTCTCCGGCCTCGACCCCCACGACGCGACGGTCCTCGCCGCCCACGTGGAGGGCCTGCAGCGCTTTGAGGGCGAGGCGCTGGCCATTCTCGCGTCCGAGTCCCGGGGCGAGCGCGTTGGCGTCCACAGACCCCACCGAGGCCGCGTGCGAGGGTGCGTGTTCTGGAGGGCGGCCGTGGATGCGCGGTGGCTTCACCTCGGCGAGTGCGAGCACCACACGCCCGGCGACGACTACTGCGAACGCTGGGGCATCCGCGGGACTCACGGCCTCGCCGCGGCGTACAGCGTGCGTCACCTCGGCGAGTGCGTCGCACCCGAGGCACTTGACGTGCCGTACCTGTCAGCGGTGGTCACGGTGCGGCGCCTGCGAGAGTTGGAGCGGCGGTACAGTCGGCGCACTCCCGAGGCGCGGGCGTTGGCTTGGCGGGTGGGCGTGGGGCAGTGAGGCGTGCTAGAATGGCGGCATGCCATTGCCGATATCGCCCTGCTGATGGGTTGCTAGGCCCCGTCCCGTGCATGCCGGGACCGCGCCTCTTCGGAGGCGCGCGGCGCTCAAAATCCATGACGCAAGAACTCAAAATCACCACTGACGAAACCGCGGAAAGCGCATCCACCAACGTCGCCATGACGCTCAAGTGCGCCGGTGGCTGCGGCAAGGGCTGGTACGAGTCGGAGAGCCACTGGTCGGGCTTCCTGGACGTTGACGGCGTTCGCTGCTGCGACCCGGTGTGGCGCTGCGATCCGTGCTTCGAGGAAGACGAGGCCAAGAAGGACGCGCTGAAGGTGGAGCACTAGCCGAAACGTTGGCAACGTGTGACAATCATGGAGGCAGCACAGGCGGCAATAGGGCTATGGGTCCCCGAGACGAAGCCTGCCTACGAAATGGCTGGTAAGTAGCCTCGCTCCGTGGGCGCCCCGACGATCCTATTTGACGAGTTCGCCGCGCTGACGGCCTTGCAGCAGTGCATCACCACGGCCATCCCCGAGGTGCCGCAGGTGGACGTGTACCGCGCGAGGCCGTCCGCGGTGCCTGGTAGGTGGGGCCTGTCCGTGCTGCTCGTGCCGACGACGCCGTTGCCGGTGCTCACGTCGTATATGGGCGACCAGTCGACGGGGACGCAGCAACAACTCGCGCGGTTCGTGTTCACCACGGCCGCCGCAGGTGCGTGGCGGGTGCGGGTGTTTGGACAGCAAACGGCGGCCTACGTCGCGGGTGGCGGGGAGACCACGGCGCAGGTACGCGACGGGGTGGCCGCAGCGCTGGCGTTGCTCGGGTTGCCGGTGACGCTGACGAACACCGCGGCTGGCGTGCTCGGACCCGGACAGGCGGGCCTTGACGTGCTCGTCGACGTGGCCGGTGCGTCCATGCTCGCCGCGCTGACGGCCGTGCCTGCGGGCGGGGTGGCGGCGACTGTCATCGTGGACGACAACCTGCGCCGCGCGTCCTTCAACTGGGGCCTGTGGGTGGTGCGGTGCGTCGTGCGCGATGTGGCCCCGGCGGGCGGCGCTCGGCCCTGTATGGTCGGTCCGTACACCGAGCGCCTTCGCCTCTTCATGCAGGCCGGCGCCAGCATCCCAGTCGTCAACGGGTCGGCCTTCCCCTACGTGCAAGACCGCATGGGCGGCGAGGCGCAGGTGAGCACGCTCCCCGCCGGCGCCGCGATGAACTGGCGCCAGACCATGGGGCCCTTCAACGCCGACGTGCAGGACAACGGCGTGTGGCTCCACGGCATGGCGTTGGATTTCGAGTTCGACACCACCTCGGCGCTCCACTACGACGTGCCATCGCTGGACACGTTCGGGCAGGTGCCGGTAACAATCTAGTGAGGCTTCACCACGCGTTATAAAAACGGAGATGGGTGATGCCGGCAGGCACCCTTGCCAGTTCAACCTCGAACCCCTCACGAGCGTTGTGCGGGTCGTTGTATGGCGTCGTGGCAACGGACACGTCGACGGTGAAGCCAGCATCATCAACGCTACCATCGCCAAAGTATTGCACAAGTTGCTGAGGCTGAGTGACGCCTGCGGCCGCATTGGCTCGCCATGCTGCGGCCATGCGCAGGTGGTGAGCAGTGGACGACTGAAGGCCAACGACGTGTGATGACATGCCCATGACCAACCATAGCACACCCGCCGCCCTCCTACCCTCCCCACGCGACCGGGCCAGGTCGACGCCTACGCCGAGGACCACCACACCATGGGCAACTACCCCGCAGCATCTTTCAACGTCACCGTCGAGGGCGTCACCACCGTCTCGCCCTACCTGCAACACGCGGGCATCTCCTTCGTGCCGTCCACGTCCGACTTCCTGACGGGCTTCACCACCTCGGTGCAGGCGTGGATGTTCCCCGACCCCGTCACCAACCTCGGGCTCGTCGCGGCGCTCACCCCGAACACGTGGCAGACTCGCCTCAAGTCTCTGGGCGCGACCTCCACCGAGCCCGTGTGGCGGGCCGTCGCGGCGCACTTCTTCCAACTGCAGGTCGCGGACGCCAACGGCGTGCGGGCGCCGCAGCAGAACCCCGAGGTGGTCTACATCGGCCGCCGCACCCGTGCCGTCCCCAGCGTCCAGACCGTCACGTTCAGCACCAACACCGCCGGCACCGTGCGGGTGCGGGTCAACCCGGCGAAGTTCATCCACGCCGGCCTCACCCCCGCGGGCGCCCTCGCCGACGTGACGATCACCGCGGACGGCGTCAAGACGGTCTCGGACTTGGCCACGGAACTCGATGCCGCGCTGACGGCCGTGCCAGGCTTCACCGCCCTCTACAACCCCGTCGCGGCCGCCGGCGTCGTCACGATCACCAGCGTCGCGGACGGGTACCCGCTCATCGTGGAGGTCACGCCGTCCACCCCCGGGCCGGCCATGTTGCTGGCCGTCACTACCGCCAACGTTGCCGGTGACTACGCCCTCGACCTCGACGACATCCAGACCTCCGCCGAGTTGGGCGACCAACTCGACCCGCCCACCCGCCGCTTCTACTGGCTCACCGACCTGCAGGCGGACGACGTGGTCAACCTCGAGGGCATGGCGTGGGTGGACGACCAGTCCAACACGTCCCTGCACCCGGTGCCGAACCGCTACATCTTCCTCGGGTGGTCAACCACCGGCGCCAAGGTGATGACCATCTCTGGCGACCAGGTCGGCAACTTCAACCCCAGCGCCACCGCGTCTCTCTCGCAGAACGCACAGGCTGCGCTGGCGAACGCGGGGTACTACCGGGCCGGCGTCATCGACCACGACCGGTGGGAGTTCGTGGTGCCCGCCCTCCTCGGCCGGTGCATCGGGTACCTGCCCGGCGAGGTGTCATTCACCAGCAAGGTGCTCTACGGCAGCACCGCCGACTCCCGCATGACTGGCAGGTCGTACGGCGACAACGAGAGTCTCGCCCTCAACGAGGAACGGTCGTTCTCGTGGTACTCCGCCGAGGGTCCGCGCGGGTCGTTCAAGTACGCCGCCACCCCGAGCGGCGAATTCTTCGACCGCCCGTGGCTCGCCGACTTCGCGTCGTACCAGTGCTACACCGACACGATCGCGTGGCAGCAACTCAACAACATCCTCGCCTACGATGACGACACCATCCTCGGCGGGCGGGCGATCATCGCCACGGCGCTCACCAAGATCCCGGCGGTCAACCCGGCGACGATCACCATCTCGTACCTGACCCGCGCGCAGGTCGACCCCAACGACATCGCCAATCGGGAGTACAAGGATTACATGGGCTTCGGCATCACGTTCGGGATCATCAACAGGATCGGCACCGTCGCGGATCCCATCTCCATCACCCTGAAGGACGCGGGCTAAGCCATGGCAAATCCAGAGATCAAGCAAGTCATCCTGAACTCGGCGAAGGTGCTCGTCGGCCCCAAGCAGGTGCGCCTGCGAGGGGCGGCGGACGACTTCTTCGACGTGACCAAGGCGAGTGACATCGGCGGGATGATCGGCGGCATCCAGGGCGATGTCACGCTGTTCACTCGCATCCAGAACGGGTACAACTGCACGCTGACGCTCATGCAGGCGTCGGGCGCGATCAAGATCCTGAACGACCTCGCGGACGCTGGCGCGGCCTTCCCGATCAGCATCACGTACGACGACTTCAACCTCGTGGGTTGGGCCGTCATGGTGAACAACGGGTCGGCCGCGGCGTCGCTCGGGACGCTCACGCGGACGATGACGCTGGCGATCGCGTACCAGTCTGGCGACGTGAACAGCGGCGTCGGCCGCAACGTGCAGACCTAGTCTCCGGCGCTCGCGTCGACAAGCGCGCACAGGCGCTCCACCACGGCGTCAGCGCAACGGTCGCGGTGCTCGGCGGCGCGGGCCCAGTTCGCGTTCGCGGTGGTCGACCGGGCGCGCGTCGAGCCGGCCTGCAGGCGGGCCCGGGCATCCTGCGCGCGGGTGCTCGCGGCCTGCGCGTCGATGTAGCGCTTGAGCAGCGCGCGGAGTTCGGTGGCGGTCTCGACGGTGATCATGGGCTGACCTCGAGATCGGCAATTGGGCGCAGCACGACGTATGTCTCGTCGCACCCCTTCTCCTCACTCTTACGGGTGCCGCAAGGGCGCAGACCGGGCCGCTCGCGGGCGAGCTCGGCCCAGTTCTTGAACCAGAATCCGAACGCCGCGCCACTGGGGCGACCGACGAGCCACACGCAGCCGCCAGCGCCCTCCACGGCGTAGCACTCGCCACGCACCGCCGGGCCTTTCTCGAATGCCGCGAGCTGGTTCTGGAGCTTGCCGATCTCCGAGCGGTAGCCGTTGACCGCCTCTCGCATGGCGAAAACCTTACCCTGCGCGTCAGCGACCCGGTCCTCGGAGCCCTTGAGGAGGCTGTGTAGAGCGCCAGCGAACGCGTCGAACTGCACCTGCGGCACCTCGCTGGTCGTTGGGATGATCGCAACCTCGGCAAGACGCTGGCCCCCAACTTCGGCTTGGAATGACAGGCGTCGCCTGCCCTGCGCGTCTGGAGCGTAGCGGTGAAGCTCGCCCACGGAGATCGGCTGCGGGAGTTCTGCAGTCATGGCGGCGGATCGGTCGCTCGTGGTCAGCATGGGCGGTTCTCCGGGGCGGCCGATGGGGCCGGGTCCATCGAGCGGTAGAAGTGGCGCTCGTTGGCAGCGCGGATCTCCTCGGCGGCGGGGCCGACCGGTGAGGCGATGTTGCGGGCGTTGGCGCGGCGCTGGAGCACGGTCTGGCGGACGGCGAGCGAGCATCCGACGCACCTGTCCTCCAGGACATGATCGTCGGGCTGCGCTCGGTGGGAGTGATCGACGGCGTGGGCGAGGATGATCATGGGGGTCCTTTCAGGCGGTGGATTGCAAAGGGGGGCGGTCTCAGACCATGCGGTAGCCGCCGTCCGCGTCGACGTAGCCGCGGATGAAGCCCGCCTCGTCGCGCAGAATGAGCGGGATCTCGATGTCGCGGGCCAGGTCGCGCGCGCTGGCGAGGGTGCGGGTGAGGTCGGCCTCGTCCGCCTGCCAATACCAGCGCTCGGCTGCCTCGTTGCAGGCGTCGACGGTGATCGCGTAGGTGGTCTCGACGGGCTCGACGGGCTCGGCGGGGAAGGGCTGCATGGTGGTTATCTCCGGGTGATGGAATCTCGAAGTTTCGAAAGCACCTGCAAGTGAGTTTCGCGTTCTGCTGGCGACTCTGCATCAAGGAGATCCGCGATGTAGTTGGCCATCTCAGTATCGATTACGACTTGGCCCGTGTGGTGTGGCCCATCGAAGGTCTGTCCGCGCATGTGCGCAATGCGGGCATTTCGCGTTGGAAGTGTTCGCGCCAGCATGATCATCATTTTTAGGCCCATGCGGATCGTGTGCTGATCTGCAAGGCTCATGTGTTCGAAGGGCTGCATGGTGGTCTCCTTGGGTCAGGTGGTGGGGTTGATGAGGTGGGTGACGAATTCGCGGGTGCGGTCGACGTTGAAGGCGGCCCACGAGCGGGCGACCTCGAACTCGTTGCGGTCGGCGGTGTCGAGGGCGAACGCGTCGCCGATCGCCAGCTTGGCGGCGTCGCTGCGCTTGAAGAAGTCGTCCGCCTCGTCCTGCGTCATGTCGTCCGTGATCTCTGCGTCGATCACGTCGTAGGCCGCGATGGCAAGCGTGGGGATGGTGATGGGGAAGGTGCTCGGACCACGTGCGACCTCCAACATGCGGTTGAGTCCCTCGCTGTGGGCCTTGATCGTGATGACCATCTTGGGCATGAAGGCCGTTTGGTCGCCGACGACGAAGTGGTCCTCGGCGGGGCGCAGCGTAAGCCATTCGCCGTCCTCGCCCTTGACCATCATGCGCGCCTCGTTGAGGTTGACGGTGTGCATGGCGTCATCCTAGCACGCCGCCCACCCTCGGGCCATGAGCCGCCATGAAGTCGAAGACGAGGTTAGGATCGCCGTACAGGTCGGGCACGGGACCGTAGAGCGCCGATGGTGGCGCATCGTGCAACCCCCACCGAGTGTGGCGTTCTCCCTGCGTGGGCGCATCGGCGCGGCGCTGGGTCCTGTGGTAGACATCGCCATGCGCGAGTTCTCGCGGGCGGTCGACCCGCAGGCCGAGGAGGACCTCGAGGCCGACGTGCAGACGGTGGGCGATGCGGCGGCGCTGCGGGCGTTTCGCAACGCGCGGGCGGGCAAGTCCGTGACCTCGGCGGCGGCGCTGGTGGGGCCAGGTGTGCAGGCCAAGGCGGGCGACGTGGCAGGTGTGCTGCTCACCGTGGCGACCTTCATCGGCCGGCACACGGGGGCACGCATCGACGCGCCGACCCTCCTCGGCGTGCACGAGCGCAACACCGCCAACGACGCGGACTCGCTTGGGTTCAAGTGGCCCGGGCCGAGTCTCCTCCACCGTCTTCTGCTTGACTCCCGCCTCACCTTCGGCGGGACTGCCGAGAAGTGGCGCACCCCGTCTGGTGTCGTGGGCGATGACCACCCCGGCCTCGCCCTCGCCGACGCGGTCAACCGAGGCAGCGTGGGCGGGTTCGTCGCGGCGCTGGACGACCTCGTGGCCGGGCCGGACGAGTTGACGCTCCTCTATGCGTGGGCCCTCCTGCACTTGTGGCGCCCTTTCTAGGGCGGCCGGCGTACGTGCCCCTGCCCCGGCCGCATGACCCCCGCAGGGCGACTCCGTTCCCGACGCCACCGCCGTCGCTGTGCGGCATGGAGGGCATCCCCGGCCTTGCCCCACCCGGCGCGCTCGCCCGCGTGGCGCAGCGCCTCGGACGCACGCTCGCCGAGGTCGATCGCGCGATGACGGTGGACGAGGTCTTGGACGAGTTCGACCTGCAAGCCTACCTGTTCGACGTGGACAATGCCCCGCAGGACAGGCCGCCGAAGTAGAGGCATGTCCTTGGACTATGCCAGTGAGTAACGCGTAGCCTCCCCCGCGTGGGAGCCATCCGCAAACTCTACGTCGACCTGCAGGTCCGGTCGGCGGATGCCGTCAAGGCGCTTGTCGCCTTCGGCCGCACCTTCCAGACCGTGGACAAGGTCGTCGCCAACGCGGCCACGTCTATCGAACGCAACGCCGACCGCGTCGCGCAGGCGCTCACACGCGTCGCGTCCGGTGCGGCAAGCGTGCGGTCGGCCGGTGCGGCAGGCGGTACACCCTCACGCCCACGGTCTGGCGGTGCGCAGCGCAAGGGCGGTGACGACCTCGACAAGGCCATCCTCGGCGCCAACAAAAGCGTCGCACGGCAAGGCGGACTCGCAGACGGGGCCAAGGCCATCCGCGATGCCACGGCCGCTCTAGGCCCCCTAGCCACCAAGTCCGACCGTGCCAAGGCCGCCGTCGCCGATCTCGCCGCACAGGTCGCTCGCAATCGCAAAGAGATGGCCGACCTGCGGGCCGAGGCCGCCAAGACCGGCGACTCGCAAGGCACCCTCAAGGCCCGCATGCAGGGCCTCGCGGTCGCCACCGGGCAAGCCAGCGTCGCACTTCAGAAGGCCCGCGGAGACCTGCGTGCCGTCGACGGCGGTCTCATCGACGCGGTCAAGAACGCCGGCAAACTACGCGACAAGTTCGGCGCGTTGCAGGTCGCCGCCGGCAACCTCATCTCCGGAGGCATCACCGCAGCGTTTACTGGCATGACCGCCGCGATCGCCGGTGCCACCAAGAAGGCCATCGACTTCGAGAGCGCCTTCGCTGACGTGAAGAAGGTCCTGCCTGACGGCACCACCGCCGACCAGATCAAGGTGGTCGAGAAGTCAGTCGTCGACCTGTCGCGCCGAGTGGCCGTCGACGGCCCCGAGGGTGCAGCAAAACTCAACGCAGCCCTGCTCCAGACCGGCCTCTACACCACCGAGACTCTCGTCCCCGCCGCCGAGGCCGCCGCGAAGATCGGCGTGGCCTTTGACATCGGCGCAGGCGAGGCCGGCGACGCTTTGGCCAAGTTGCGCGTCGGCGGCAACCTGACGCAAGAGCAGGTCGAGAAACTCGCCGGCACCTTCAACCACCTCTCCAACAACATGCCGGCCACGGCCAAGCAGATCATTGAGGCCGAGGGCCGAGTGATCAGCATCGGCAACGCGGCAAACATCGCAGCCGAGCAGTCGACCGCCCTCGTCACCGCGATGATCGCCACTGGCGCCGACGCCGACGTGGCCGCAACCGGTACCAAGAACTTCATCCGCGCACTTGCGTCAGGCGAGGCCGCTACCAAGAAACAGTCTCACGCCTTCAAGACCCTCGGCCTCGACGCTCGCGACGTGGCGAAGGGCCTCACCGCGGGCGGCAAGTCGGCTGAGAACACGGTCAAGGATGTCGTGACCCGCATCGGCGACCTTGGCAAGGTGTCGCGCGAGAAGGTGCTGCCGGTCCTCATCGAGTTGTTTGGGTCGGAGTCCATCTCCAGCATCGGACCGCTTGCCACCAACATCGAACTCCTCACAAAGTCGTTCGACCTCGCCGGCGACAGTGCGGCCGCCGCGGTGTCGGTAGAGAAGGAGTACGAGGCCCGCAGCAAGACCACGGCCAACGCGATCCAACTGCTCAAGAACAACATCGGCGCGCTGGCGATCGAGCTGGGTAACGCCCTCCTTCCGCACATCAACAAGGTCGTCGAGTTCCTGACTTCCCCTGAGGGCCAGGAGTGGGGGCGCGGTGCGGTCGAGAAGGCAGTCGGCGCCGTAGAGTCGCTTGCCACCGGAATCGGTTTCTTGCTCAGCACGATCGGCACGCTCACCGAGGCGTTCGGAGGAACGGCCGTGGCGATCGGCGCGGTGGCCATCGCGGCTGCGTCGCTGACTGGCCCCTTCGGCGCGGCGTTGCTCGCTGGTACCGCGGCAGGATGGGGCATCGCCGCTGCGTTCAAGGCTGCCAACGAGGCCATCTTCGGGACCTCCAAACTCATTGACGCCGCGACGAAGATGCGGGTGGAAGCGACCGGCAAAAAGCTGGAGGAGATCGACGCAGCGAGCAAGCAGGAGGATGCCAAGTCGTTTGAGCGCGGCCGGCGTGCGACGCAGGCGCGCAAGGCGGGGCTTGACCTTGAGGCCGCGGTGGTCAAAAAGGCTGGCGTCAAGTCGTACGCCGACCTCGACGAGGCGACGCGTACGCAACTTGCCACGCGCCAATCCAAACTCATGATCGCGGCGCAGGAAGGTCGTGGGTTTGAGGATGAACTCGGTGCTGTGGGGGGACAGACCGCGGCGCTGACTGACAAGGGTGTTGCTGGCATCCGCGGTGCGGGTGGCCGAGATGGCGACGCTGCGAGGTTCGATGCGCTGTCCGCCAAGGTGCGCAAGGGCCAGGCGCTCAAGCCCAGCGAGGCCAAGGAGTATACGGCGCTTTCCAAGTCGCTGGACGAAGCCAAGGCCAAGAAGGCCGGCAAGGGGCACAAGCAGACGAAGATGGACAAGCAGCTCGCGGCCATCGACCCGAGCCTTCGCGGGGTGCTGACGAGCGGTGGCGAGACCGACGCTGGCGGCGACCTCAAGGTGCATGACGACGTGCTGTCCCGCAGCGTGTTCGCCCGTGCCAACAACGGCAACGGGCAGGGGAAGGACCGGAGCGACGGGGCGGGCATCGGTCCGGGGCCGAACATCACGAACAATTACCAGTACGTCAACACCACTGTGACCGTGCCGATCGACGCGCGCTCGCAGGGGAGCACGTCGGACAACCTGCGGCAGGCGGCGGACCAGGCGGGCCAGCGCCTCGGCAACGTCATCTTCACTGGGGCGACGAAGTTGCTGGCCCAGAAGAACGCGGGCGGGGTCATGCGGTCGGGGTGACGAGGTCGACGCTCGCCGCCAAGAACCACAAAAAATCACCATCCAATTCCAAGCGCACCATCAGATCGCCATTTTTGTCTTGTCGCTCGATGGTGCCTTGCTGGCCAAGATAACGGTCGTCCATGCGCCTCCATGGACAGGCTTCGCTGCTTGCTTCGCGTGCAATAACCACGCGGTCCCCAACCTTGAACTTGCGGCGCCCGTCCGCCTCCAACTCGGTGACATCGAGGCCACGGTCGGCGATGCGGTCGCGCAGCGTGCGGGTGTCGGGCGGTGCAAGGTCGAGGGACTCTGCGAGGAAGTAGTCGCTCTCTGACTTGCCTTCAATGTCATGCAGGCCAACGACAAAGCAAATATCGCTGGCACCCGCAACGTCGGGCTTGACGATGCGCCTCACCTCACCAGTTTGTGCGTCTGCGGCACCCGTGAACGCCCCCGCGTTCACCCATGGGATCCACAGGGCAGTGACTTTGTTCTGTTGGTAATTCTCGTACTCGGCGGGGGTCGGGAACCCGATGTGGATGTCGTTGGATAGCGTCCACATGTTCTGCTCCTCGCCGAATTTGCGCGTGACGACAACGCGGTCGCCGACCTTGAAGTCGGGGCGTGGCGCGACATCGACGCTCGCACCCTGTACCTTGCTGTGTTCGCCGAGGATGGTGTTCAAGCGCGCGAACAGGGCCTCGTCGTCGTTGCCGTCCATGACTACGCCGAGGGTTTCGTGGAGTCGGCCGCGGAGTTTCTGCAGGTGGTCCTTCGCCCAATTCCGTTGGCGCTCCATGTCCGCGATGCGCTCAAGTCGATCCGCCGAAATGGCCTCGCTGCGCTTTGCGGATGTGACGAGGCGCTGCACCTCGGCGAGTACGTCTTCATGACGCTTGTCGCCAGCAAGCCCCATGGCTGACTTCATGAGGTTGAGTCGACGTTGACACTCCACGACGGTGTTGAGGCGGACGGCCGCGAGTTCTTGCGAGCGATCGTAGTTGTCGCGTAGGCGAGAGATTGCAGCGATGATGTCGCCAGCGCCACCCTCCTTCATGTTGAGGGCCTTGCGCAGGTCAGAGAGGACCTTGTCGCGCCACTCACGAGCATGAAAGAGGTCAGCGCGGAATGCGTCGCGGTCGGTCCATGCCGCATCGCGTTGCTCGGTCGTCGCCTTGAGTTGACCCTCTAGCGCTGCGATGCGTGACTCCCACGAGGCGGTGTCGTTGGTGTGGACCTCGGTGCTGGACAGACCGACGACGCGGTGGGCGGCCTCCAGGAGCGTCACGGCGTCGATGCCGTCGTTCGTGTCCTGCGTGATGAGGAGGGACAGGCCGCTGTCAGATAGGCGGCGAGCGATGGCCACCTCGAGCGCGCGGGTCTCGTGCGCGATCTGGGGTGCGTGTGCCTCACCTTCGAGGCGACGAACAAGCCATGCGGCCTGCTGTGCGACCCCGGCGCCGTTGCACCACTGGCCGGCGAGGTCGCAGTGGTTGATGCAGTAGGAGGTGAGTGCCTTTGCGAGCGCGTGGTGCTTCTCCTCGGGGAGTTCTCGCAGGCGTTGCGAGAGATCGTGGAGGATGAGGTCGACGGGGATGGCGTGCATGTTTTGTCATTGTAGCGCGCCACCGTCCTGCGCGCCGCACACAAACTTCGGCGCTTGGCGTTCGCCCCTTCCCCGTAGTTACCCTATCAGGGGGCACGGTGGTTAGGCGGCAGGGGCCCTGTGCGCTCGCAGGCTCGCGGCCCTGCGCGAACGCGTGCGCTGATAGGGTACCGGAGGGCAGGGGCGGGCGTCAAGCGGTTTGTGTGCGCGTGGACGGGCGCATGGGTAGAGGGGTCTAGCGCGAAATCGCCCATGGTGCGCACGCGCCGCGGCGCGTTCAGCGCTGGCCATTCTGGGCGGTGCACATTATTTGTCGCGCTGGCTTGACACGCTCCGGGCCAGGGAGTACAACAGACTCATGCCCAGCACCCAAACCAAACACCGCATCACACATCAACGAGCCACCATCCTTGCCGTCCTTGGTATGCGTCAGGCATTAGGTCTCCAAACCTGCGCAGCCGACCTCACTCGCATCGTTTGGGGTGGACGAGGCCATGCTGCCACCTACGCCGTCGTAGACCGCATGGCACGCGTCGGCCTCATCAAGTGTCAGCGTTCTGGGTCACGCGTCCTGCTTGCCATTGCCTGAAAGGACCTCACCACCATGCGCAACCCCACTCCAGCCCCCATCGTCATCCCCGTCACCGGCGCCCCCACCTGCCGCGGCATCGCGCTCACCGTGCGGCCGTTGACCCATTGGCTGCGCAGCGACGACGAGTACCACTTGCGCCAAGACCGCTACGACAGGGACTATATTTTGGCCAATCGTGCCACCCGCGACGGCATGCTCCTCTGCCTGCGCCCCACCGCCGAGGGCAAGGGCGCCTGCGTCGGCATGACCCCCACTGCGTTCGCCGTCGCGTCGCTGGCCGATGACTTCTCCGCCCGCGCGCTCGTGGTGGACCCGTACGACGCCGATGGCAACGACATCCGCGAGGCGCCGCAGGTCCTCACGCCCGAGGAGGCCCACATGGTCGCCGTGTGGGAAGCGAGCGAGGCCGTCTGAGGCGCCGCGTCGTCATCGTCTGCACCCGCACCATGGGCGACGGGTCGGGCCCATCCGGCGGGCTTGCCCCGACCGGCTACACCCCGCCCCGTGGCGAGGCCGTGGTGACTTCCTACGCGTGGAAGGACGAGGCCGGCACCGTGGGGTGGTGTGGAGGCGCCCCGCCGGTCAAGATCGGGCGCTGGTATGACGCGCCAGTGGCCGGTGAATAAATACTTGTCGCGCTAGCTTGACACGCACCGGGGTCGGGTGTAGAACAGACTCATGCCCGCCACCAAGACCGTTGCCCTTCTTACCTCCCTTGTGCGCTCCGCGCTCACCTCGCGCGAGCTCCACGGCCACGGGACCGCGCCGCCGACGGCGCGATGGCCAGCGGGCTCGGGGTGCAGGCCGCCAAGCGCGCCGCCGCCAAGGCCCGCCGCGAGACGACCTGACCAGCCGGGCCTTCGGGCCCGCCTACTTCCGCTCCGCACTCGCAAGGTGCGGGGCTTTCGGGGTGTGAGCACCACGACTTCCCGCCTCGAAACCTACTACGCGAATCGCGCTGCGCAGGGCGGCGCACCCATGCCCACCCTTTACCATGTGAGCCTGACGATTGCGGGGCGCGTCGTGTCCTCGAAAGTGCGCGGTATCAACGCCGCGTATGCCCGCCTCGATCTCTTGATCGAGCAGGAAGAAGCCGCCGAGCAGATCGCCCGCGGCAAAATCGTTCTCGCAGAGAACTGCAAAATCCGCGTGGTCGAAGAGCTTGACCCGGTTACGCGTGGCTACGCGCATGAGTTCGCTGTCCGTGCACGCATCGCACATTGGGGGATTTGACCATGCAGCCCTTCCCCGCCGAGCCCGTCGAGACCACTCGCTGTACCGACTTCCTACGCATGGAAGGACGAGGCCGGCGTCGTCGGGTGGTGCGGAGGCGCCCCGCCGGTCAAATGTGGGCGCTGGTATGACGCGCCTGTGGCCGGTGAATAAATACTTGTCACGCTAGCTTGACAAGCTCGCGGGGTGGGTCTACTGTCTATCCATGCCCGCCACCCAGACCGCCCCGACCCTCGCCGCCATCAACGCCTTCGCCGTTGCTACCATTGCCGTGCAGTCCTGCGCTCGCACCATTCACGCGACACACATGGGCAAGCCAATGGAGTACGAGGCGGCGTGCAAGGTTTCGCTGGACGGGGACACGCTCACCATCCGCATTGAGCAAAACCGCGTCGTCACCGACACCATCGGTCGTGAGATGGTGCTCGCCGCTCGGGCCGCCGCGATGGAAGCGATGCAGACTGCCGGCATCGCCGCTATCCCGCAGGTTCACAAGGCCAACCCCAACGCTGTAAAGTCTGTTAAGACCTGCATGTTTACCACCGGCCTGTGGCACATGGGCCACCACGACGTGACTGCTCGGTGGGTCATGTTCCGCATCGCCGCCTAGCCCGGGCCGGGCCCACGGGGTTAGCCTCGCCGCGTGGCCATCAACAGCATCCTGCGCCGCATCTCCTCGCCACTCCTGCAGGTCGGAGACCTCGCGTTTGACAGCGAAGTCTCCGTCCAGCGCGGGCTAGAGGTCGAGTACACGCAGAACCGCATCGGTGCGGGCGTCGACCTGTCCGACCATTCCTTCGTCAAGCCCCGCGTGTACACCATCACCGGGGCCATCGCTGGCATCTCGCAACTCCAGAACGTCGGCCGGCCTGGCTTCAACGGCGCCGAGAACCTCGCAGACCTCGGCCTTGGCCTGCTTGAAGGACTCACCGGCCTCGACTTCTCTTCGCGCGTGCAGGACTTCGAGGCGCGCCTCATCGCCGCCATGGAGGCGCGCAACGAGTTCGAGTTGATCTCCAAGGTCGTCGGCCGCAAGCGCGTGGTGATCCTGAACTATACGTCCAACACGACGGAGGAGGACGGAGACTCGGCGACGTACCAACTGACGTTGCGCGAGGTGCAGCGCGCGGGGTTCACGATCGCTGATGCGGTGGAGGCGGCGCTGGAGTTGAACGGGTCGGGCGGTGGCTCACAGGGCGGGCCGAGCACTACGACACCGGGGACGCTGGATGTGGTGCCGTAGGCGATGGCGTGCTAGACTGCCGCCCCATGAAGCGAAACAATCTCAAGACCCTCCTCGCCGGATACCGCGCCACCCTCGCCGACCCGACCGTCGACCTCGCCTTTTCGGTGGTGTCCATCAAGGTCGTGCTGGACGACGCTGTCGCCGAACTCAGCAGCAACTCCGCCACCCGCCACGACGCCCATCGCGTGTGCAAGATCCTCGACGCCGTCATCGCCGACATGCGCGCCGAGGATGCCGCCACGGCCAAGAAGACCGAGCAGTCCACCGAGCCCGCCGCGTAGCCTCCCCGCGTGGCCACCATCCGGACGCAACGGTTTGAGTTCGTACGCAAGGCGCAAGACCGCCTCACAACTCAGGCCGTTGCGCTCGGGGGCACCACTGCCAAGTTCCGACTCGCGGTGACATGGAGCGCCCTCCCCCGCGAGTACCCACAGGACGACTCCACGGGCGCGTGGTTCCTCGACCTGTACAAGAGCAACGGCGACCCAATCGTCACCTGCGCGCCCATCCGCGACCGTACCGACTGCCTCCTCGGCGTGTCCACCGCGGGCCGCCCTGCCGGCGCGATCATCGCCTATGACCCAAAATCGCGCGGCGACTTGACCATCAACGCGTGGACGACGGACGGGGTGCTGTTCTTGTATCTGCCGGACGGGTTCGTGCCGAATGACTTTGCGGCGTATTGATGTGCTAGAATGTTTGCATGACACGCACCGAGAAGAAAGAACTTCGCAACGATATCGCCACCAAACTCGCCGATGCGCTCGGCGACATTCTGAAGCATGACTCCGACCATGAGGAGGCCGTCGGTCTACTCGCGCAGGCGCTCACGAGTCGAAGTCTCCTGAGCAAGATCGAGGTGCTGGTGTTCGGTGAGAAGTAGCCTACACCCGTGGGGTTCTCCCTCTACCACCGCACGCGGTCCGTCCGCCTGACTGTCACCACGGCGGACGGGCAGGTCGTCGTCGTGGAGAACCTCGACGGCAACGATGGGTTCTTCCTGTCGTTTGACTGCGTGCGCACCATGGACGAGTCGCCTGGTGAGTGCACCGTCACCGCGTACAACATCCCGCCCGATGTGCTCGGCCTCATCGAGGCGGCGCAGGTCGCCAAGGTTGACGACCTCGACGCGCTCCTCGTCGGCAAGAACCTCCTCCCGCAGATCGCCGCGGACGGGTCCGACGCCCTCGCCGCAGGCTTCCTCATTATGGAGGTGGAGGCGGGCTACGACGGCGACATCTCCCGCGTGTTCAAGGCCGTCGGCGCCCGCATGTCGTCCACCCCAGACGGAGACGATGTCACGGTCATCACCACGATCCGCGCGACCGAAAACCTCGACGGCGCCCTCCTCGGCTTGCCTGTCTCCGCCTTCGAGGCCGGCGCCTCGCTGTTCTCCGTCGTTGACTACCTCCGTCGCGCGGCCGGCCTCGGCGAAGGCAACCTCTCACCCGCGACCATCGAGAGCATTCTAGGCCAGTCAACGATCTCCTCGCCGTACGTGGTAAGCGGCGGGCAGGCCCTCAACCACCTCAAGAACGTCCTGCAGTACCTGCCGATCCGCTGGTTCATCGACGACCGCGACATCTGGCTATGCGCCCGCGACGAGGTCCCGTCGCCGGTCATCCCGCCCGCGAACCCGTGGGTGGCCGATGCCCCGCCCGAACTCCTCCCGCCGATCGTCACCCGTCCGCAGCGCGACGACGCTGGCCGTGTCAGCGTCACCACCTTGCTCGCCCCGTACGTGCGACCCGGCCGCCTCGTGCGCCTCACGGTGGACGGCCTGGCGCTCGCGCAGCAGGGCCTCTCCGCAAGCGTCGCGCAGGTCGCCCGTGCCAACGTCCCGCCCGGCCGCTACCGTGTGGAGTCGGTGCAGCACCGAGGCTCCACGGGCGGCGGTGAGTTCCTCACGTCCATGGTACTGCGGCCCATCCTCGCCCCGGACTTCTGAGCATGACCGACAAGATCGTCGTCCCCCTTGATGAGATCCCGGACATCGCGGTGGACCGGATCTACCAGAACTTCCGCGTGGCCATGCCCGCCGAGTCGCTGGCCTTCAACCGAGACACGTCGCGCACGCAGGCGGCGCCGCAGATTCGGTTTCAACTCTATAACCGCAAGTTGATGATCGACCCCACGATCCCCGGGGTGCCGGTCATCCACTACGCGGGCGGTGGGTACGGGTGCTGGTTCGACCTCGCGGATGGCGACCCCGGGGTCATCCTGTGCTGCGACGGGCCGGTGACGGGGTACTACGACACGGGCGAGCCCACGGTGCCGGGTGGGGCCTCGGGGTCGCACACGCTGGGGTCCTCGGTCATCTTCCCGGGCGGTCGCATCTCCTCGCCGACGCAGCCCACGCTTCCGCCGAATGCGAAGGGAGAGTCCCTCCTCGGCGCTGCGGACGGGAGCGCCGCCATCATCCTCCGCCGCGCAGGAGGCCCCACGCCCGCCGAGTTGGGCACGGTGGTGGTGGCCGCCGCGGGCCCCACCGCGAGCGTGCTCATCGGCAGCGACGCGGCCGCGGACCCCGTGGCGTGTGCCAACGAGGTGCTTGCGAACTTGCAGTCCCTCGCCAATGCAGTCGCCGCGTGGGTGCCTGTCCCCAACGACGGCGGCGCATCACTCAAGGCCATCTTCGCCACGTGGATCGCCACGCTTCAACCCATGGGCGACCTGAAGGCGGCAGTCGAGGGGCCCGTGCCGTTGCCGCCGTGATGTGCTAGGTACGTGGCATGACTGTGGCGACGTGTCTCGCGGTGTACTGGCTTGCGCGCTGTGCTTGGCAGGGTTGGAGATGTCTCGCCTGAGTAGCCTCCCCACATGGCCCTGACGCCGACCCTCCTCCGCACCGTGCTCGTGGGCGCGATGCCTGACACCGACTGGCCGAGCGCGCAGACCTCACCGGGTGCGGCCAACCTCGTCGACGTGACCGGAGCGCGAACGGTCGGCGTCGTGTTCATCGCACGCACCGCTGCGGGCGCCATCGTCAACCCGTCCGGCACCGTCGACCTGCAACCAGTCATCGTCGCCAGGAGCAACGCCATCCCCGCCAAGGGCGTCGCAGCCATCACCCTTGTCACCGGCGGGGCCACGGACGACAACGTGGCCGGCGGCATCGGCCTCACCTACCCGACGCAGGGCGCCTCGCTGTTCACCGTGCGGGTCGCCGACAACGGGAGCAACCTCGGCGGCACCGTCGCCAGCATCGACATCTACTGGCACGTCATCGAGTAGGAGGGAGCGCACCATGGCAATCTGGAACGGGTCTACAGGCGGGATCTCGCAGGCGCAGGCGCAGGCGGCATGCAGCGCTGCCATCACCGCGGCATCACTCCCGACGGCGGCGGACATCTCCGAGACGCTCACTCCCACCGACCTCAAGCATGCGGTCACACTCGGCGCGGCCAACGTCCTCATCGCCGGCACCGCCGGTTTCGTGATCGAGGTGTGGGGCTACACTGCGACCGCGGCGGGCTCCGACGGCTCGCTGTACCAAGTCGGGTGGAGCAACAACGACAACAGCAACTTCGTCGCGTGGACGCCCAGTCGTCAGGTGGGGTCGATCGTGACGGACAGTCAGTACATCGCCAGCGAGGTGCAACCCCGCGCGGTGGGCCAACCGCTGTTCACGGCACCGGACGGCAAGGCGTTCGCGTGCACATCCGAGTCGGTGTTCGACTTGGAGTACTGGTATCGGGTCGTCGCGGTGTAGACTCAGGCCATGCTGCACCGCCTCGCCCTCCTCCTACCTGCCTTCCTCCTCGCCTGTGATGCTCCGCCGTCCGCCGAGGTTGACCTGCGCGACGGGTCTTCTGGCGGATGCGACGCCTCGCCTGAGATGCCGTTGCCGCCCACGGACAAGTGCGAGTGCGACGACGAGGCCGACTGCGGGCCTGGCACGGACTGCGTTCCTGTGGACGGCAAGGGACGCTGCCTCGCCCCGTACTCGGACATCTTCTGCGTCCTGCGCGGGCAGGGGTGGGACGGCATCTCCATCGCCGGCATCTACCCGTTCCAGACCCCCGACGACCTCGGCCCGGCATACTGCCCGGTGTGCCAGACCTGCACCCCACCGCCCGCAGGCTTCCTCGTGTGCCAGTGAGCCGCCATGAACACCGCCGGCCTGTACAACCCCGGCGAGTTCGTCTTTGACCAGGAGACGGGCGCGCCCTACATCGACGAGGAGGGCGCCCTCGTGGAGGTCATGCCGGGCAGCATCGTGACGACACCAGACGGCCGCACGCTATCCGGGGACAACTGCGCCAACGCGGCGTGGCTCCGGGCAAACCTGTGGCAGGGCGAGGCGCTGCGCGACGCAGGCGTGGGCGTGCCGTACCCCGGCATCCTCGGCCAGTCCGACATCGGCCTCGCAGTCACGGCCATCGTCGCCGAAGTGAAGGCCCGCACGCCCGGGGTCACGGGCGTCCTCGGCGTGCGCGCCGATGTGTTCGACCCCACGACGCGCGTGCTCCGGTTTTCGTGCCTGCTCCAAACAGCCGCAGGCGCGACGACGCCGACCAAGATCACGGTGCTGGGGTAGACGGGCGCGGCCGTGCGCGGCGTGCTAGACTGACGCGCATGCAAAGCGTCACAGCATTACGCGAACTTCTCACGCGCACTTTCGGGTCCGCGTACAACACATGGCACATCAACCGCTACGTCAACGCCATCATCACGCACGCGATGATGTGCCGCGCCAAGGTTGACGCTCCGAGCGAAGCCTTCCGAGCATTCGTCGCACGCACATGTAAAATGACAAGGCAGTCCGGCGAGGTTTGCTACTTCCACGAACAGGAGGATGATGACCCAACCGCCATCGCCGAGCGCCGCGCCGCCTGCGAGGCCCTGTTCGACCTCATCATGGAGGGCGTGTAGATGGACACCGTACCGAAGTGCCCAGAACACGGCGACTACTTCGTGGTCTTGCTTGACCCCGACGACGAGGAGGAGCGGCCGACCTCGCCGGAGATGACGCATCGCTGCGCCGCATGCGGTCGTCAACTCGCAGGAGGTCAGTCATGCGCATGATGTCCTTCGCCCTCACCGAGGCGCAACTCATGGACGGCAGCAAGACGGTCACGCGTCGCGCTGGGTGGAAGAACCTCAAGGCCGGTGAACGCCTCCTCGCGGTGCGCAAGGCGATGGGCCTCAAGGCCGGAGAGAAGGCCGTGGTACTGTGCGAGATTGAGGTGCTCTCGGTCCGACAAGAGCGCCTCGATGCCATCACGCCCGCCGAGGTCCTCGCTGAAGGCTTCCCGCAGTGGGCAGACTTTCCTCAGGCGTTCGTGCGCATGTTCTGCAAGCACATGCGCGTTGCGGCCGATGCTCCGCCTCCACCGCTCAAGCCTCGCATGCGGCCCATGACCGGCGCCGACCTAGTGACCCGCATCGAGTTCCGCAAGGTGGTAGGCAGCGAGCGCGTGGCGTCGCAGGCAAGCCTAGCCGTGTAGATGTGCTACAGTGCTGGCATGACAACGGAGATCTTCAAAGAGTTTCGGTTCGAGGCTGCACACAAACTGCCGAACGTACCGATCGGCCACAAGTGCGCAAGGTTGCATGGCCACTCATTCGTCGTCCGCATTTATGTTTGCGGCGAAGTTGGCGAGCGGACCGGGTGGGTCTGCGACTTCTCGGACATTGCCACTGCGTGGCTACCGCTCCATCAGCAACTTGACCACAACTACCTCAACGAGGTGATTGGGTTGGCTAACCCGACGAGCGAGACTCTTGCTCGGTGGTGCTGGCTTCGCTTGCGCGATGCCCTTCCTGGACTGTCCAAGGTCGTGGTGCAGGAGACTTGCTCATCCGGTTGCGTCTACGAGGGGAAGTGATGCAGACCACGGTTGACTACCAGTCACATCGCACAGCAGAAAACGTCGCCGCCGTAGCCACCACAAACAGGCGGGCCACCAACCTGCGGAGCATGCGCAAGTGTCGTGGAATGACGGCCGAGGTGATGGGCAAGAAGTGTGGCATCCTGCGCAACTTCCTCGTTGAGATGGAGAACGGCCAGCGTTCGATCTCAATCCGCACCATCGACCGCATCGCGCGCGGACTGGGCATCGAGTCGCACCGCGTGCTGGCCGAGTTGGACCGGTAGGCCGTGCCGTTCTTCTACCCGGGGAAGAACCACGGGACACTCAACGGACTGGAGTTCACGCCCGAGTCCGTTGACTTCCGGTGCATGGTATCGCCTGCCTACCAGTGCCTACGCCATGCAAAGCAGGGCCTACCGTTGCTGCCGGGTACGCGATGCGTGTGCGACTCCGGGGCCTTCGGCAAGAGTGACATGCTGCGGAGGCTAACCGCGTGGCAAGCCATTTGTCGTCAACTCAAGTTCCGCGACCGCCTGCGCAGGGAGGGCATGGGGCCGATGTGGCAGTTTGAGGCGGTGATGACGTACGACCTCCTCCTCGGCGTCGATGAGGCGCTCGTGGACGGCGAGCGTGTGAAGCGACGTGGTGACGCAGAGTCTGCATCTGTCGCCGTACGCGAGACGCTTGAGAGCGCCGTGGCCTACCACGCCTGCCGCGACCTATTCGGCAGCAGCGCCATCGCCTACGTCGCGCAGGGGGCGAGTATCGAGCAGTACGTGCGGTGCGTGCGGTGGCTCTTGAAACTCGTCCGCCCCGGCCACGACTGGCTTGCCCTCGGCGGGTTCTGCATCATCGGCATGCAGCGCTCGCTCATCCCGCAGTTCGTGGAGACGTGCAGGCGCATCGCGCCGATGTGCAAGGCCGCGGGCGTGCATCGCGTGCACGTCCTCGGTGTGACGGTGGTGGACGCCTTGCAAGCCGCGTCTGCCATCTTCGCTGAGTACGACATCGAGTTCTCAACCGATAGCGTGTCCATGGAGACCAACGCGATCAAGGGGTGCGAGTTTCGGGAGGAGAACATGCTGCGACCGCGCCGAGGCGGGAAGCACCCGGCGCCGTCTCCGTTCGTGCAGAAGTGGGGCAAATCGTCCAAGTTGGTGGACTACTACCCGGCGACGCTGGCGGTTGAGAACATCCGCAGGTTTACGGCGTGGTTCGCTCGGCAAGGGTGCAGGCAGGAGCGCGTGCATCGCCCCGTCGCCACGTATCAGCCCCAGCTCTTTGGCTAACCTCCCCGCGTGTCTGTCACCTTCCTGGGCCTGACCTTCGGCAGCACGCCCACCGGGTTTGTCGTCCCCACGCTCGCCGAGTGGCGCGGGGCGCTTGCCCAACTTGCCCGCGACCTGTCTGGCAAGGCCAACCTGCAGACGCAGCCTGGCTCGCTTTACGGCATCCTCATCGACCTCATCTCGCAGGGAGTCAACATCGCCGGTCAGAACGCGCAGATGGTCGTGACGCGGACGATCTTCACAGCGATGCAGGGCGTGGCGCTGGACCAGTTTATCGCCGACTACATGCGCCGCGTGGTGGAGACGGCGAGCACCGCCACCGTATACGCGTACGGCGCTCCGGGGTCGGTGGTGCCCGCGGCGACGGCCGTGCGCACGTCGTCCGTGGGCGTGCCGTTCGCGTTCCTCGGTGCGGTGGTGTTGCCGGTCGCGCCCGCCGTTGCGTACGCCGTGGAGGTCGAGGCGTTCGCCGCAGGCGCGCAGTCCGGGCAGGCGTTCACGCTCACCGTGGACGGCACCCCCGCCGCGTACGTGGCCAACAACCTCGACACAGGTGCCACCGTCGTCGCTGGCCTCATCGCCGCAGTCAACGCCCTTGGCCAGACGCAGACGGCATGGGCGGGCGGAGTTAACCCGAACAACCTGCGGCCGACCCTCATCGTCGTCGACCTCACCGGCGCGGGGGTGTTCCCCTTCGTCGTGGCGGGCCCTGTGGGCGTCATCGTGGGATACGTGGCCAACTCCGGAGCGACCGACACCGGGGCCATCCTCGGCCCCACCTACGCTCCCGTTGGCTCGCTCCGAGTCGGCGAACCCGTCGCTGGTGTGCAGGGGTATACCAATATCGTCGCCGCCATTCCCGGCCGCGTGCGAGAGACCGACTCGCAACTTCGGGCCAGATACCAAGTCGCACAGCGCGGCCGCGGCGGTGCGTCCCCCGACGCGATCCGAGCGATCATGCTGGCGCCGGTGGAGGTCGGCGGTGGCGGGTGCACGTTCTGCAGCGTGGAGTACAACCCCGGCGACGACAACCCGGACGCTAATGGCAACCTGCCGCACAGCGTGCGCGTCATCATCGGCGGCAGACCATGAAGGGCGATATCACCGGTGCACCGTGGACGTTCACGATGCCAGTCACGAGGGCCAAGTAATGGCGACCATGCGCGTTGGCAAAATGGACTGGCATATCCAGATGGTTGAGATGGGTCTCAAAACAGAGGACCCGGTCTACAGGTCCATCGCCAGCATGTTCGGCGACACCATCACCATCCCCGCAGGCCGAGGCGCCCGCCACAAGGCCCGCCGCCTAGCACTTGCCAACCCAGGCATCCACGTCAAGGTGATGGACAAGCGTGGGGTGTGCCACTACACGGCCAATGCGCTCCACACCGGCACCATCTACGCCACCATTTACTACTGGCAACGCGGCAACCCCGTGCATCACTTCATCACGCGTCGCCACCCGAGCGCACAGGAGATTGCCAGCATGCTTCGACGCCGAGACATCGTCAGGATCCTCGATGACCCGTCACTCAGGTGCAAACTCTGCGACAACAGTGTTTGCTGGCCACACTGGCCGGAGGTCGACCGGTGCAAGGTTGAGCAGGCGCCCGCCGCCGAGACGTGCTAGGCTGACCGCATGCGAATCACAGGCACACTGCACAGCACCGGCACTCACGAGCTTGTCGGGGACCACAACGCGGAAGTCTTGTCCGGCATCCTCGTCACCGCCGACGACGAGACACTCCGCGCCGCCTCCAACCTCCTCTGCGCCACCGTCGACATCTACCCGCACCCTGTCAACGGCCTCGTCGCCGGCGAGTGCACCCCCGAGAACTACGCCCACGCGCTCGCCCGCCTCGCGCACGCCGAGGCAGCGTCACCCACCGCCGACCACCTCGCCCGCGAGGTCCGGTCGTCGCAGGCGCTCCTCGCCAAGCAGGCCGAGCAGGAGCGCCTGATGACGGCGTACCGCGTGGAGTGCAACAAGATGACGCGCTTCTATAGGGAAGCCGCCGCCGAGCGCGACGAAGCACGCAGGTCGCTGGAAGACGCGCAGGCCCTCCTCGCGCAGTGCACCCCGCCTGGCATGTTCATCCGCGAGGATGAGAAGGGATGGCGCCTCAACACCGGAGCCACGGGAACATGGCACCCGACCGAGGCCGCTGCCCACGCCGCAGCGTGGACGGTCTGGCGCACCGAGCAGGCCGAGGCCCGCGCCGCCGAGGACGACGACGCGAGCGCCGGAGACTAGGTCTGCACGTTGCGGCCGACGCCGCTGTTCACGTCGCCAGACTGGTACGCGATCGCCAGCGTCATCGTCCGCGTGAGCGTCCCGAGCGACGCCGCGGCC